CTTGCGTTCATTCTTTTTAACTTCCTTTTACAAAATAATACAAAATATATAAAAACTTGTCAATATTGAATATTTTATACAATAAAATGATATTATTTTTGTGAATATTTTATATTCAAAATTGACTATTTTTTATTGACTATCTATTCATTTTTGAATATAATCTTATTAAAGATATACAAAAAGTAAACAAAACCACATAGAAAAGTAAAGAAAGGATAAAAGCCCATGAAAGCAAAAAAGCCAACGGATCGCCCGTTTTTCTCAAATAATGATAGACGCCGCGCAGGACTGCCGGCGCGCCGCAAAGCCAGCCAGGACAAGAGATATAAAACCCGATGCGAAGCGGAAGAAACGATCGCCGCATTTTTAGATTTTTGCGACGGTGAGAACTGCCACCCATACCACAGATAGAAACAGGAGGATCAGCAAATGAAAAAAATTATAGTACACAGTTACAGCGGACTCGCTAAAGCATTATATCAGGCAAAGCGCAACGGCTACCAGGTAACACAGGAGATCAGCGGCAAGCGCTACATATTAGAAAAGCCCGGCGCCGAAAGCATCCAGATCGAAAAGAGAAAACCGGAGGAATAGAAAATGTTATATTTTTCAATCGCTGCACTGCTTATATGCTTTTATGCAGTTTGTAAACAGGAAACAAAAACCGCATAGCGCGCCCGCGTTGAAGTAATGCGAACCGCAGCCGGGAACCAGCAACGGCGGCGGCCATGAAAAAACAACAACGGCGGCAGGAATTCAAACGAAAGGAGGATCGGCAAATGGTAGTTAATGTTATTTTATCCGACGAGGAAAAACAGACACTAAACGAAGCGATCGCTATTATATGCGCATATAAGAACCACACCACCGAAAGCGGCGCCGAGTTTGTGCGGACGCTGGAAACGATAAACCATCTCACAGAGTTTTTAAACAAGGTTAATAAAATATCTTAAAAGGAGGTTAAAACAATGGGAGCAATCAATTTTAAAACATCCGATTTTATAACACTTGCGATCAAGCCATACGAGGCCTACGAGATCGCAAAAGACGCCGATTTTTTACAGTTTGTGCGCGAGGAATACCCCGAAACAGATCCGGAGACCGTCGCACAGTGGGAAATAGAAACATATTACGAGGCAGATCAAGAGAATTTTAACAGCATCGCGGCAAAATATGATTTTTATTATTTTCACATCAGACTCCGCCCTGGATATTATGAAAGTTTTTACATTGACATTGAAAGTAATTACCCGGTATTTTTTGACGACTACACCGAAAAACGCGAAGCATTGAAAGAAGTTACCGAGATCAAGCAGTTTTTGACAGAGTGCGCCGGCGTCGGTTTTACTGCCTGCAGCCCCGGATGGATCACCGGATACAAGGACCACGCCGCAACACTTGAAGCAATAAAGGCAGCCGCTGAAGAAATGCGCGACAGCATCCGAGCAACGCCCACCTGGAGACAGTATAACCGCGAAACAGCATAAAAGGAGGATCGGCAAAATGTATAATATTTTACTTTGCAAACTTGACAAGAAGCAGCCCACCACGCCCGGCGCCGCTTTAATGTTTGAAAAAGTCTATACAATAGCAACGGCAGCCACAGAAGCGCAAGCGCTGAAAACCGCGCAATATTACAGCCGATTATATCAAAATAAAGGATTATACAATATTTTGAAACCGTCGCACATAGTAACATATAAAGAAGCATAAAAGGAGGATCACCACATGAGCGAAAACGAATATAAGCAGATAAAAAGACAGATCGAGCGCCGCCAAATGAAGATCAACGCGTCACACGGTCCCGACGTAATAAACGGCCGCTTAATAAGAGCGACAAACGGCGACTCTAATTGGGATATATACCACAATACAAACGGCGGCTATTTTATGAGCATAGCAAAACCCGACAGCGGCGCCGGATCTACTGTTTACGGATCCGCAAGTTATATAAAAGGCCAGATCGAGCGCGGCATCATTAAAAAATCACAATTAACGAAATACGGCCGCAAGTTATTTTTATAGCACTACCGCCCCACCGGAGCCAGAAACGGTCACAGCGTCAGCAGCGCGGTGGGGAATTCCTAAAAGGAACGAAACGCAAACAACATAAATATTATAAATGAAAGGTTAAAAAGGTGAAAACATGAGCAGCAACACAACATATTATCAGTATAGAGAAGTGAAAGTAAAGATCGCACACCGTCTGCAGATGCTTGATGGCTGGACCGTATACGGCTATTATGCCGACAACAGCGATCCCATGACGGATTATTATGATCCGGCTTTTTGGGGAGGCATCGCAACAAAAAACGGTTATACTTTAGTTGTAGACCACAGCAGCCCCGCGCAGGAATACCGCCGCACCTATACCGTCAAGACAAACGGCACACAGAGCGCCGAGATCGCCGCAAAGATCGCCAAACTTGAAAAAATGACACAGGATCGCGGAGCATCCGCAGCAGAAGAAGCAACCGCAAAAGCAGCGATCGAAAAACTCAAAGAAAAAGCGACAGAAGGAACCGAGATCCGCGAGGACTACACCCCCGGCCACCTTGCAAACCCGCCGCGCTGTAATTGGCACATAGAGAAAAACGGGATCATTATTGACAAGGGAACCGGACTCCTCAAGTTCTCACGCGTTGCAGATATCAGCGGCAGCGGCTACACGTGGGAGCGCGAGCAGTGGCAGAAGTTCAACAACTTAACCCGCGAACAGTGGATCCAGGACTACACAAGCCGCCCGCAGTGGGGACAGTATCCGACAGAAAAACAAGCGATCAACGCATACGAGGAAGCCGCCGAAAATTATAGACTCCTGGATAAGTTCAACGAATTGATCGCCCGTTTTAATAATATATGTGGCGGCATGGTAGGCAACGAAGGCGAAAACGGTTATACATACGAAGCGCGCAAAGTGACGAAATATAGAACGGTTTACAAATTCAAAGAAGCCACAACGGGCAGCTTCAGCGCCGGTCAATGTTTTAAACTTGTAAATAACTTTACATACGGATGCAGCCGCGGCACCGTTTACCGCCTGGAAAAATCCGACTCGGCCGGCGTTTTAGTTGCGCGCCGCGTATCCTTAAAAAGTAATAAAACGTTAACCGGCAGCGCCGATCGATCTAATTTTTTCGGATATTATACGGAGGACGGAAACGAGGACAAGCGCGGACGAGATAAAGACAAGTTTTTAAAATGGATCGAGACCGGATCGATCGTGTGGGGAAGCGTTGAAGAAGTGCGCGAGCCGTACGAAGTCGAAAAAATGATCAAAGTCGATGCAAACGGCAACGAGTACAAGCCCAACAAAGAAACCACAGCCGAAACGCCGAAAGCATCCGAGACAAAAACAACAGATTATACAATAAAAGCGGACACAGACACCCGCGACGGATCGCCGCTTTTCGTTGTCACTCTTAATAATAAAGTCGACTCGGAGACATTCGCAGCAATTCGCGACGAATTCAAGAAGATCGGCGGCTATTATTCAAGATTTAAAAAAGGTTTTATCTTCAGAGAGGATCCAACCGACAAATTGACGCCGGAAGCATCCGAAGAAGCAAACCAGGAAGAACCCGCAACACAGGAAGCAACCACAGAAGCAGCGCAGGAAACGCCCGCCGAGACTGCCGAAGCGCCCGCGGAAGCATCCGAGGAACCCGCCACAGAAGCGCCGGAAGCATCCGAAACAAGACGAGAAGCAACGCCAGAAGAGCTGCAGCGCGTTTTCGGTCAGTTTTGGCAGGATATCACAAACGGCCGCAAATTATACACCGCCGCAAATGGTAATATATACGACGATAAAAACAATTTATTTTTTATCGCTGGAATAAATGCGCAGGAGAACCCGCAAACCATACCCGCCGCGGATGAATACAGGCCCGGAAACGAGCCACAGAACGACGCACAGAGCGCCGAAAGCATCCAGACGGAAGAAACACCCGCCGAAGAAGAAAAGCCGCAAGACGAGCCACACAGCGCGCCAGGCTACACCGGCCCCACGTCGGACCACTTCACACCGGAAGAGATCGCCGCACTTGTAAACGGCGAGCAGGTCAAAAAGGGCGACGGATGGAGGCGCCGCGCGTACTTTTCAACGCCCTATACAGCCGGAGTCCGTTTTATATATAGCGCATACACGACAGACGCCGACAACATCGAACCAAAGCACGATCCGAGCTTCAGCGGCTTTTTATACAATAACTTATTTTATAACGACTTTAAAAGCATAGCGGAAGCAGCCGCCGACGATATCAACGCCGCAATTCTTGAAGCGATACCCACAGAAGCAGCCGCCGAAACCAACGCCGGAACGCTTGAAAGTTACGAACAGGAACAGATCGAGTCTTTACGTGCTGCCGATTTTACCCGCGACGCCTTGACACATTTTATAGAGGAAACGACGCCGAGTCTATATCTTTACACATACCGCGACGAGTTGAGCGCAGCCGAGGCGATCCGCTACATTTTAAACCCCGCGGAAGTTGTGAAGGAATACGCGACCGAGTACGCCAGGACACACGGCGCCGCCATTCTTAAAAAATACATTGAATACAACAAGACGCGCGCAGCGCTGGACCAGATGCAGCGAGACAAAACAAACCCGGCGCACATGTTAAAGAAGATCAACGACGCAACCGCCAACGGCGACGAAAAGACCTACAGAGTCACATTGACAAACGGCGCCACGGTTAAAGTTGAAGCGCACGCAGTACGCCGACTCGCTTATTGTGGTTATATGTCCGAGTGGTACATCAGCGCCAGCGACCGCGCAAAACTGCCGAAGGACTCAAACGGACGCCCGGCCGACATAAAGCCCGCCGACATAGTGACGATCACCCACGGCGCGCGCGTCATTTATAAAGCAGCATAAACCCACGAACCACGGCAGCGCCAAACCACACCCGGCGAAGCGCTGCCAGAAAGGAACCCGAACAAATGAAAAAAACAAACACTTTTATTATATCTAAATACAGATCCGCAGGCGTTGACCGTTTCAGCATCCGAAGAGCCAACGCAAAACACACCGAAATTGACGCCCCTGCAGCATTTTTGGAAGCATACAAGGACGAGATCCGAAGCAGCAACCCCGGCGCCGTATTTATAGAGGAATAGCAGCAACGGCGCACCAGAAGCCCCGCCACAGCACGAAACGAACGCAAGCCGAATAAATACACACTAACAGCATAAAACGCCATACAGAGCCACACAGAGCGCCGCCCGACAAAAGACGGACAAAAGGCACCCAAAACCACGAAAAACAGCACTTTTTCATAGATTTTATTGTGAAGCGTGTAAAATTCATAATTTATACATATTTTTTGACAGGATTTTTCCGGCGGGGTTCCTATAGGGGCCGGGGGTAAAAAAATCTCTTGCAGTATACGACGCCTGAAAAATTTTTTTAAAAAATTGTTAAGCGAATCATATAAACTCAAAATTTGCATCATAAAAATTGTTACATTCGAAACTTCAAAGGGTATACCCCTGGGGGCGTAGAAAAATCTCACGTGATATTTTTTAAGGGAGGAAAACATTATGGGAAGATACGTTACGAAAGCACTTAATAACTCACAGTTTAGGGAAATTATTGAGACAGTCCGCGAAGGATATACAGATTATGACGGTGTAAAGCATCGCCCTAATCTTCAGCTTGCTACAATTTTAGTGCTTGAAGCGAATCTGGGCTGCCGTATAGGCGATATATTAAACTTGACGACAGATTCAATTATCCTGGACGGATCCATCTATAAATTGAATATCACAGAACAAAAGACCGGCAAGAAGCGCTGTTTTATAGTTCCTAAACCCGTTAAAGCGTTTATTGATAATTACATCAGAGAAGCGAACATTTACCGCGGCCCCTTATTCGATATCAAAGCCGGCGCCGTATGGAAGCAGTTAAGAGCCGTAACAGGTTATTTAGGGCTTGACGATGTTTCAAGTCATAGTTTTAGAAAATACGCTGCTAACGCTCTTTATGAGACTACCGGACACGACATTGAAGCAGTGTGCGAATTCCTGAACCACTCGTCAACAGCCGTAACACGTGCTTATATTAAAAGGTCCGATGCTCAACTTGAATCGGCTATCGAAAAATGTGTAAATTTAGTATAAATTATCAAACCTGCCATGTCGAAATAATATTAACTAAGGATTTTTATATCGTCTCAGGAATTAAAATTCTATACCCTGGGGGGATATCAAAATCTTTCACCCGGAAAATTGAAGGAGGAAATGCTTATGGATTTTTTAATAGGGTTAATCGTATTTGCTATGTTTAGTACGCTTCCATTAACAATTTTATTCTTTTACAAAAGAGATAGTAGGAATAGACTCCCACATAATGAGAATCACCAGGGCATTACAATAAATACTATTGAAGGCAAGAAGGATATTATCTGTCCTAAATGCAAAAGCCCTAATTGTCAATACGAATATGATACATACAGAAGAACCGTTACTAAAACTTCATATCGTGTGCATCCATTAAATGTTTTTAATCCGATATCATCTAAAACAAAAGAAGTTCCTACCGTTCCAATTACTTCAACAAAATTTAGATGCCAAAACTGCGGATGGATTTTTAAATAATAAAAAAAGGCGGTCGATATGATCGCCTTTTTTTAACCCCACCCGGATATCAAATTCTTTCGCAGGATTTTAATCTTCATCATCCGCATCGCTTCCAGAACACTCGTCGCGGTGTATACACGTACTACAGTCGCAACTTGTAGTATAGTGTCCGGTTTCCCAACAAAATTCATTAGCTTCGTTCATTCTTCTTAACCTCCGTCATTATGTAATTTATTTCAGGATTCTTCTTTGAAAACTCGATACATTCCTTCTCGGTTCCTACGAATTTTACCCTGTTTGATTTTGGATCTTCCATCTGATACAGTTTTTCACTCATACTCTTTAAACATCCTTTCCAGAATACTTGCGCCCGCGTCGTATCCTTCCTGCCTTAATACCTTTGCAACGTCGGTTATTGTGTCCTTATGCTCTTTTGAAGTATACATTTCGCCGAATAACTGTTCATGGATCTTCATCCTCTTTTCAAATTCTGCAGGTGTTATTCCCATGCCTATCATTCCCATTTCTCCTTTCGCTTAAATAGTTGTTCCAGCCCCTTTTCTAAATCAAACTTATAAGGCCTCTCGATTTTCCAATTCTTGCCGGTCTCGACTGTCTTATACGTTTTCTTTTCCCATAATGGATCCCTGGATTCTATCTTGATTTTTAGTCTCATATCTTCTCTAACCCACACAACACTCATTGTCATTTTGCCTTCACACGTAATGCCCTATCCGCCTGTTCTATCGTGCAATTAAAATCCTTTGAATACTCAACCAGATTTCTTAAATGCTTTAATTCCTTTAACCACTCTGCTAACTGTTCGTGTTCTTCTGCACATCGTCTGCATCTTGCTTCTTCTTCCATATAAACACCTTCGTCTGTATGGTAACTTCCTGCTAACGCATAATTATTTTCTGCTCTTCTCTCTGCGTGTGCTATTGCTTCTTCAAGTGTCATTTTCCTTCTCCCTTCAGTTCAAACTGTCTGTATAACCCCTATCTTCTAACCACTTCTTCGCTTCGGTTCTAAAATCACTCGGTAAACTTGTAATATGACAAGCCATTTTTCTCATTGTGATTTCGATTACTTCATCTGTCGGCGGTATCGGATTACCCCACTTCTTACAAAATTTCTTAAATGTTTCTACATCAAGTGAAAGAACCGCCTTGTCTCTGTCTTTGTTGTATCGCTTTATAACATCAAGTGTCATTTGTTCTCTCCTTCTTCAAAAAACGACTCATAATCAAACCATTCATCTTTAAGAATATTCCCTATTATTTCAACCCTTCCGCCCCAACCTTTTGTTGCGACACGAACATATTTGCCTTTGAGTTCTAATAAACTATCCGCATCCAATACCCACATGATATTTAATATAGATTCAAACCCTTTTCCTGTTGCTTCGATCTCTTCTTGTTTAATATATGTTCCCGCATGTCCCAATTTTCTCCCGCCGTATACAACTCCCCATCCGGCGCCTTCAATTACAATCTGTAAACAAGCTGCTGCGTGATCCTTTGTAGAAATGTCGGCCTCTAAAATCTTCGCATTTTGTATTTTGTATCCATCTTCTTCAAGTTTGCTTTGTGTCCACTTCTTCATCTGCCTTCTCCTTTCAGTTCGCCAAATAAGTCTGACATTTCTCTTGATAAAAAACAATTCTGCATAAATCTATTCCATAATTCTTCACACTCTGTATTTCTTAATGTTCCGATTACAATTCCTTGATTCCCTTGTTCTAAAACAATACAAGGTCTTTTTCTGTCGGCAAAATGACGGACAACTAAATTAGTCTGTTTTGTTTTCGGCATTGTTCTCTCCTTTCAGTTCGGATATATGAGGCTCTATAAAATCGTAAATTGCTCTTTCAAGTCCTGCATTATCGTCGCTCAAATATTTGCGATTATGTTCTAATATTTCCGTCTTTATCTTTTCAAGTTCTTCAATCACATCATTATCCGTATATATTCTTGATAAGTCTTTCTCGGACAAATATCCCTTTTGGGCAAAAGATTTTAGTCTGCATTTCAAACTTTTTGGCATTCGTTCTCTCCTTTCAGTTCTGCTATAGTCATTAACATTTTATTAGCGACTTCTCTATCAATTTCGTTCTCTCGTTCTTCTACATACTTGCTTATTGCTTCGTGAAATATCATAAATTCTATTGCCGATAAATTAAGAGTTATCCCTTCGACTTTATTCTCTTTTGAATTGAGATTTATTGTCACTTGTCCTCTCCCTTCATTTCAAGCATCTGCCAATAGGTGTATACATGTTTCCCTTCGATACAATGTTCTGTCGGTAAACATACCGTCCACACTTCAACCGGAATTCTCATATCACACGCATAATCTAAATGTCCCCACAAGCCTATTCCTAAATATCCCATCAAATTGAAGTCTTTATCATATACAGGCTGTCCTACTGAAAACGTTTCTTCTGCACCGCCCATTTCGTAACCTATGCAAAACTGATCGCCGTTTTTTGTGATTCTTCCTGCATCGTATTTTGTCGCAAGTCTTTCTTCACTTCTGTATTGTCCTATGAATTTATTTATCATTCTGCACCGCCTTTCAGTTCTGCAATATGTTTCTCAACAATTTCATAACAACTTAAAACGGCATCATTCACATAACTTCGCCATTCTTCCGAACCGTCTTGCAAATCAACAAATTCTTCTCCGATTTCTTCCTTTACCTTCTCAAGTTCCCTGATAGTATCCTTCCTTGCTTCGTTAAGTCCGTCTGCGCATCCGTCCAGATATCGAAAATGTAAATCTCTTTCACTCAACTTCGGATCAAACTGACACTCCCACTTGCAGCATCCCTTTTCTGTATGGTGTTTGCACACTTCACAATTCCTGTCCATTTCGTTCTACCTCCATTTCAGCTATACCCGCTATTACTATGATTAAAATTATTAGCAACCCCATAAGCTACCTCATTCAAGTTCGCATTGAACCTCTACATCAATTCCTGTATTTTCTTTGATATTATCTTTAAGCCACATTTCATCCATACCTTCGTCAAGTTCCCATATAGCAGGATTTCCGTCTCCGTTCTTCGTGTATCTCACTTCGGGTTCGTAATTTCCTGTTACCTTTTCGGTCATTGTGATTTCTTGATCGTTTAATTCCCAATCGCCTGAGAACGTTTCAACGAGATAGTTATATACTTCTTCTGCTTCTTCTGGTTCCACGAACACTGTTGTTGTTTGCCATGCTGTAAATCTCATAAATCCACCCGGTATAAATCCCTTAGCTTTCTTAAATTTCTTTCTATCGGATAAGTTCTTCCGAGTTCCCAGGATCTTATCGTTTCTTCCTTAACGTTTATCTGTTCCGATACTTGCTTTCTCGTTAACCCATTGAGTTTCCTTGCCTGTCTTAATCTTCTGGCGCGTTCTTCTTTATTAACCGGGTTATATAACTTCTCGCCTACTATCAGATAATCGGTCCTTACATAACACTTGAATCCTTCGTCTCGAATCATCCTTACATAAGCATCAACATCAGTATCCTTAAACGTATGTATTACTAAACCTTCATAAATTGTCGGTTCGCTCACGTTTCATCACATCCTTTCAAAAATATAATCATGAGTACAGCGCTAATTACCACGCCGATTATTATTGTTATTACCACCGCCTATCTCCTTTCCGTCGAATATTCCCCATAAAACAAGGCATATCAAAAATCCAACTATCATCCACTCAATATCCCGACCTGATAAGTAAAAGATTCCTGTATCTATATACCAACAACACAAAGATTCAAAATAGGCGCCTATCGGTTTCCCGAATTCATTAAATGCCTCAATCATCTTCTAACTCTCCGTAATACTCCGACACCGGTTCCCTACAATACGGACACACTAACCATTCTTCGTATACTGTATGTCCCCATGCTTCTGTAGGTTCTTCCCATGTGTCTACTTCTTCTTCATCTATTACCTTCTTACATTCGCTGCAAAAATACTTCATATCTCACCTACATAAAATCAAATATTGTTAACTGTCCTTCAACTTCCGGTTCCGGTTCTTCTTCATCTATCACGTATTCGATTCTGGCCTTTGCTATCGGTAAATATTCCTCAGTCATTTCTATACCGATATACTTATAATTCTTGTTACGGTCCTTGTTCTCATACATAACAGCTTTTCCTGTACTGCCTGAACCATTGAACGGATCCAGCACTGTTCCACCTTCTGGAGTCACAAGTCTAATAAGGTATTGCATAAGGTCCGTAGGCTTTACTGTCGGATGCGTGTTTTTTCTTAGCGTCTCACCTCTTTGAAATGCGTTATCAATTTCTTTCTTACATCCATCGTTGCATTTCTTAGCGTTCATCTGTTCTAAACCTTCGTCACGGTCCCTTTTTGAAGCCTTAGCACAATAGAAATATCTCGCTGCCGAACCACTATCGTTATAAGCGTCCCACGTGTTGCACTCGCCGTATTCTCCATATACCTGATTATTCATTTTGTAACGCTTTGCAATGCTGCCATTTTTACCACCTGAAGGAAGATTGCCGCATACTTCGTTATAGTCTTTGTCGTCATAGGTGAATACTACGTTTGCAGGGAAGCGTCCGTTGTCGTTAGCTTCACATTCATATCCGGCTAATACCCCTGTTCCTGCTTCTCGTTGCTGCTCATTCAGGTTAAACGCTTTTGCTGTTGAACCGCTTTTTTGATTTTTCCACTTATCCCCATTAAACGCTATTCTGCACTCGTCAATGTTCACTCCGCCTACACCGTACTTTTTAAGATTCTCAGTGACACTTGTATTAAATGGTTTTCGTGCCATGATAATAGGCTCAAAAGCGGGCTTAATTGCAGTCCCCCAGCCTTTCCACTTCTTAGCATTTTCACCTTTTGCATCCCGATATTCTTCTTGTTTACTTCCGTCTGTAGTAGAGCCGATATACAGTTTTGATTTTCTGTTTTCCTGTTCTCCTAAACCGCCTACATTAAAACCACCTACACCGCGCTGGCCTTGCAGTCCTTCAGCTTTATCAAACGCAAGTGATATATTCATAGATTTAGGAAAACCACTTCCGTAAAGCCACATAACCGTATCTCTTATCTCAAAGCCTGCATCCTCAATAGCACAAGCAATTCGATAAAAGGTTCTGCTGCCGCCAAAAGCTAACAAGTATCCGCCTGGTTTTAAAACTTCATAACAGCGCTTCCATGCTTCAACGTTATATTCGATGCCGGAACCGTCCCACTCTTTACCCATGAAGCCTTTTGTTAATCTTGCAAAAGAACCGCCGCCATATATTTCTTTTGATGGTTTTGCATCGTCACTTCCAAAACGCTTTACTATACTCGTTAAACCATACGGCGGATCCGTCACAATACTATCTATGCTGTCAGGCTCTATCACTTCTCGCATATCCAGCATGTTACCCTGATAGAGTTTGTAATATTTGTTGCTGCTGTATAACTTCATATTTTGCCCTTTATTGTGCTTATTTCTTTTCAGTGGTAATTTTATCGTCTGCACCCTTTTTCTTGTCGCTACGCGCCTTCTGTTTAACCTGGCGGCTATCGTAGTAATTCTTTTCACACTGATTAAGAAATGCGTATCCTATCCTTCCCGAAAAACCATTAGTCGCCCTGTCATATTTCTGCACAAACGCATCTGTCTTTTCGACTAAGGTAATCCAATATTTATCATCCTTCTTCACTTCCCAGAATTCTTTGATTAAGGTGTAATAGTCGGCCATCATCTTGAATTCTTCCGAGTCTTTTGTGAATGCCATCTGTTATCCCTTCTCAGGCTCAAAAGGTAAATCTTCGTTTGGCGTTTCTTCCCATGCTTCTGAGAATTTCATTTCGGCGCCTTCAAAGTGAAGTTTGTGTTTACCTAAAGTTCCCTGCCTGTTCTTCTCGATTTTGATACCCTTCTTTGTGTAGTCGTCCTTGTCAATATTCCATAACATAAGAATCACACTTGCATCCTGTTCGATATCTCCCGACTCTCTTAACTCGCTCATTGTCGGTTCCTTACCTTCCTTGCCTTCGCTGTTTCGGTTAATCTGCGATAAGACAATGACCGGAATATTAAGGTCCCTTGCTATTGCTTTTAAGTCATGTGATATCTGTCCTACTTCTGCATATCTGTTTCCCTTGTAATAACTTTCAGCCTTTACAAGTTGCAAATAATCGACTACTATTGCATCCGCTTTTCTGCTCTTTGCTATCTGTCGGATATTCGATACTGTCTGTCCGCCTGTCTCAACAATTAAGTTTGTCATTTTGCTAAGTTCTTCATTAGCGGCATTGAATCGTATCTCTTCTTCGTCATTCATAAACTTTGTGGCGGTCCTTATCCTGTTAAGCGGTATCCCTGACTCCCTTGCTATCATTCTTTGATAAATCTGTTTCTCCGTCATTTCCAGGTTGAATAAAATAACCTTCTTACCGCTTTTCGCCACGTTGTCTACCACTTGCAACGCAAATGCTGTCTTACCTACTGCCGGTCTTGCTGCTATGATTATCAGATCCCCAGGTTCCAACCCGCCTAAATCTGAATCAAGTTCAGTAAAGCCTATTTTGATACCGTTCTCTTTCAAGATAAAACAACCTAACTGATTATCTTTTACAAGGTCCGCAAGTGCTTTTCCGTTACTGTCCTGCTTTGATATCTCTTCCAACGCAACTTTCAATTCTTCGGCTTTGCTGTATACGTTGCCGCCGTTTATCTCCACGTCAGTTAGCAGTTTGTTTACGGTCCTTGCTTTGTACTCGTCTATTACTGTTTGTACGTCAACCTTCAACTGAAAACCCATAGGCATTAGTTCCGCTATCTGCATCACTTCGGCTTTAACCAAACCTTCCGGGTAATCTGTCAGTCTTTGTGTTACATACGTTATGTCAGTCGGTGTTTTCTTCTTGTATGCTTCCTTCAGGATGTAAAACATTTTTCCCAATAATCCGTCAGTAAACATATCCGGTTCTAATCTTTCATAGGCATAGTCAACATCATCTAACGTCAGCAAACCACTAATCACATTCTGTTCTGCTAATTTCATTGACGTACTCCTTAAATGATTTTTCTAATACTTCTGCCTTCATAATCTCGCTTTTGATTCTTAATGCTTTTGCCTTCGCTTCTTCGAATCTCTCACTCTTTATCGCTGCCATAAATGAATTCATATCATCGCTTGCTGTATGTTCTGTCGGATACCATGAATGACAAGTCTGGAATATGTCTTTAAGTTCCTTGTACTTCGTCATAGCATCTTCTCGAAAATCCAACGCCTTATTCTTTATGTCAGCTACCGTAGGAAAGAATGTACTCGAACCTATCCATGACTTAACGGCCATTTTGATATACACAAACTCGATATCTTTCAAGTACCCATACCAAAGATCCGTTACTTCTTTCGTAGGCAAAAACTTGTCATTCGTATAAAACTTCTTTAGGTGCCGGACTACCTTAATCCATTCATCATAAGTCAAGCCAATCCTCCTTATCTGTCTTGTCGTTATAGTTGCCTTCCAAAACCTTCGGGAAGTTACTCGGCAAAACAAACCAATCAAACGTTATCGTCCAGCCCTTCGCATTATTGCCTTGCAGGAAACTCGATTTTTTTATGTTCTCTATCGCTTCCGTAAATCCGTCCATCCCAAACGTCTTTAACCTGGCGCGCACATTATCAAGTCTTTTACTTCCAGGGCTGATAGATTTAATTCCCTTTATGTTTCCTAATCCGTCTAATTCATTCCAAAGTCTTATGACCTCTTCATAGTCCGTCGTGATGGACGAATTATCTGAACGTAGTGAAGATAATTTATTTACTTCTTCAATTCTTTCATTCTTTACATTCTTTATATTCTTGTTAGCGTTCACTTGTGGTTCACTTGTGGTCCACTTGTGGTTCACTTGCGGTTCATTTTGTGGTTCAACTTTTTGGTATTTATTCCAATTAACTATGTAAATAAGCCTTCCGTGGCGTGTTGCTTGTAGTTCAATTTGTCGTTCGATTTCAAAGGTTTTTAAAATTCTTTGAACTTTGCTCTCAGAAATGCTGAATTTATGGGCTATTGCGTACCTTGACGTTATCAATTCCCCCGGTTTTAAGGTAATTCTCTTGCCGTTAAACATCACGTCATAAGGTTCGTGCGCTGCATAGTGAAGCAAGTATCCCCACACCGCATAATGATCCGCATCCTTACATACAACCGGATTATCAAACATTTTTCGATATGATCTAATCCAACCATCCATCGTTCGCAACCTCCATATACGAAATATCGTGTATGCCTATCTTGTAATTCTTCTCGTCCTGGCACCACATCATAAATCCGTCCTGCTCACCTTCCTTTTCAGCGTGAACAAACCCCGTAATTTGCCCCGTATATGAATTGCCAAACTTAGTCTCTATATGCGCGATATCGCCGAAATATACACGTGCAGTATGACCGCCAATAGGATATTCAATTTCCAATGTGACGCATTCTTCGGCACCTGTTATTTTCCAGCCCCTATCAACTATTTTTTTTGACATAATTTACCTCTCATTCATGTAATATTTTCATATCTCGCTGCTTAGCATAACTAACCTCATTCACGGATCCGATGCTTGCGCGCCATCCCTTCAAAAGATAAATAGCGTCACATTTCTGCATTAAAGCGAAGTCAATATCCATGTAGTCTTTATGCTCAAAACTCTTAGGCAGCATCCGTCCTATTCTTGCTGGATTTATTACTTCGTGGCCTTCTTCAATGAGTTTGTTTTCAGCGTTTATAAACTTGTTGTAATGGTCCTTATCTTTTGTTATAGGACCGGATATATAAACTCTCATAATCACCTCAAAATAGTGTTATTTGTTTGCCGTATTCTTCTATGCGATTCTTTGAGATTTTGAAATAATCTTCGTCAAGTTCTATGCCTATAAAATCAACTTCATAATGCTTACAGGCTATCCCTGTAGTACCACTTCCCATGAACGGATCTATCACAATTAAATCTTCACGTTTTGGAAGTATGCCTATGATGTTATTCATTACTTCTTGCGGCATTTGACAAGGATGTGAAGTTTTATCTTTCGATACATTTTTAACCTGATTTATGTTCCACCAATCGTAAAGCCGCCCCCCCATTTTTCCGCGTGCTATACGTTCTTTAATGCGCTTATCTGTAGGGTTTTTATAAGGTTGAACAACCTGTGTGAAGTCGGGTTTTACATCAAAGAATGCTATATCACGATGCTGTTTTGCTGTGTTTGAGTTATATATCCACGACACAACTTTTTCAGGAAATTTACCGACCTGGAATGAAATCTTGTATATTGCTTCGGGATAATGAATTACTACAAACGGATAATTACAAAACACATCCTCTAATAAGTTGTAATAATCTTCTTCTGGCAAATTATCGTTATATTTTCCGTAATGATATCCGACGTTAAAAGGCGGATCCGTCACTATAACCGGATATTTATTTTTTATTAAGTCTAAAAATGTTTGACTGTGTAAAACTTCTACGCAGTCCGCATTGAACAACTTAATCATTCCTCTATTTCCTCTATATAAACTTCAATACGTGGCGAGACGCGATCCAAATAGAAATCATGGGTAAAGTTCTGTATAAACTCTCTTTTATCGTCTTTTACAACGCCTATATCCCTTAAAGCGTCGTGTATAAACTTAACTGCACATGATGTAATATTGTCAGAATCACGCTTTAAGTTCGGTTCGTAAAAGCAAAAATGAGTTATTACCGGTTTCGTTGCTACCCAATCTCGATATTCGCTTAATCGCCAATACATAATTGCAGTATTGACATATTCTTTTTTAACCTTATATCCAGCTTTCGGATGCCTTCCTGTTTCCGCCAGATATTCATTTAAACTCGGCATTGTGCCTTCGATTGTGAAATGCGGCATTCCTTCCGCTTGTGATAAATCAAATTGTGGTTTCATTTTTTCCTCATATCCTGGCGCCTTTTATTGACGCCAGGTTCCGCGTGAATAATTCCTTTTTCAGAGACAATTTGTGGGAGGTGGTCTTGACATTCGTTAAAGCTCCTTTCAGAGATAAGACTTTCCGAAAACATCACGAAATTGATCTCTCAGTTCTTCGCTCATGTTTTCAAACGGCAACTCGCTTTTCTCTATGGCCTTCTGTCTTTCATACGCAAGTTGCCCGATTATATTTGACATGGCCTTCATTTTCGGGTTAAGATGCACTGAATTTTTGCTCATATTATGGCATTCTGCACAAAGCGGCATTATTAAATCGTATTTATCCGATAATTCTCTTTTGCCGTTCCCTTCTATGCAGTGGTGCCTATGTTGCGCCGGTCTGCCACATATAACACATATTTCTTCATACTTAGTTATCACTTGTTTCGAATTCCTCCGATGATAAAACCTTGCATTTGTAGGTATCCCGGCAATAATCACATTCTTCGCATCTGCAATAGTTCTTTACTTCACCGCTTTTAAGCATTTTCACTGTTCCAACATTCGCTTTTACTGTTGCTAAAGCATCGTCTAACAGTTTCGGGCTTAACTCGATAATCTGCGGTAAAGGATGCGCGTTCTTGTCTATTGCAGCGATATAACAGCGAAGTGTTTTGCCTGTATTCTGGCGCACTATTTCACGATAAATAGCAAGTTGAGTGTCATAACCCATAGCCCTATAGAACGTTTCCCAATTACCCGAATCTGCTATATATTTACGATGGTTTCTGGATGCATCCTGCGTTGTTTTAAGGTCCACTATTGCAACGTCGGGTATATAAGAATCCATTTTGATTTTGAACGGCAGCCCTTCAATTTCTCCGGTCATAATAACTTGCTTTTTGCCTGACATAAACTTGCAAAACAACTCGTCTTTTAAGGTCCTTTGATATAACTGAATAGCCTGTTTATACTCGTTCTTTAACTCGCCTTTTGTTGCGCCCCTGGATGATACACATTCAGGATATTTGTCTGCTATAATGCCTATCTTTTCTTCAAGCGGCATATCGTTTAATTCCCATAAAGTGTCAAGTATGGAACCAATAAGCATAGCCTTCGTTGTTTCCTGCTCATACTCTCCGTTTAACATAGCCATTGAACGTGCTTCGCATCCGGGAATACTCGGTCTGCCGACAAAATTTAGATACTGAGACGCGCTGCAGAAGGCCCTATCCGCTTCCAACGTGTAATAGTTCTCTTCATTAAGGGAAAACTTCTTTCGCTTCATCCGTTACCTCCTGCAATTCTTCTGCTTCAACTTCGATAGTTGCACCTTCTTCAAACGGATTAACACCCTTCTCAGGTTCGTCCGGCACGTTGTCTATATATTCAGGATTTCCGTTATCATCAATGACGGACTGATCTCCGACGTATGCCTTTTCCATATCTACCGACATAGGACCGTATTTTGAAATAAGTTGTCTAAGCATGGTTTTATAGGCCATCTTGTCAAAGTCGGTTTTCCAAAGAGAAGAATCCCAACCTTTTCGATAACTCATTGAATATTTCTTTGCGTGTTCATCCATCTGCTCGCGACTCCAATAAATTGTTTTCTTAAAGCCGTTAACAAGAATGAAGTACGCATAATATCCAATAACAGGAAGTTTCATTCTCTTTTCGATATCTGTTTCCGGTGTGAATTCGTATTCATCTTCAATAGGGTTATAGGACTTCAATTCGCCTTCTCGGATATCCGTAACATGAATCTTTTGATACTGACCGGAACGCATAGCAAGTTGAATATATCCCTTCCATCCCAACTGAAATGTAGCTTCTGTTGTTCCTGACTTTGAGTTCTTAAAAGGTACAAAGTAAAAGCAAGCCAACTGCGGACTCTGCGGCAAGTTAAGTGACTGACCTAACAATGCGGCATTAAGTAAACTCTTATTCGTACATTCTGCTAATCCAGGGTTCGTCTGTACGGCTGATACAAGGCTTGAAATAAATCTCTGTGCGTCCTTATCGCCTACTATCTTCTTGACATTATCCTTAACAGAATCCGTCGCAAGAAACGTCGCTATACTCGGCTGCTTAATCTCTGCTATCTGATTCTTCGTCGCCATCTTTTTCCTCCTTGCATTCATCTACCAAACCCAAAACTTCAACGAGATAATCAATATCTCTGCTGTCGCCACTCCACTCGTTAAGGTCCTTTGTAGCGATATATCTTGAACCACTTTCAAGCGATCTAAGTTCAAAATACTTGCTTATAACATCCTTCAACTTCATAAACTGAATACTCACGATGTTATAATCATCTTCCAGACTTTTGAGATTATCTTTCAGATTCATGTTTTCTTCGTCGAGTTTCTTTAATCTGCTGACTACGTACTCTTCGCATGTAATGTTTCCCATTGTTACCTCCTATAATTCATCTTTGTTTATTACAATCGTGGCGCCGTAATGTATCGGTTCCCACGTGTTGTATACAATTACTTTTCCGATTACTGCATAATCAGTAATGCACGTTACTTCGACTATTGAATCTTCGTAGTCGATCCATTCTCCGATTTCCATATTCGTACCTCTTCTGCATACGGACCTCTATTGCCACAACTTGCCTTAAATTCGACTTCCTGCCCCGGCATTAAAAACCCACAAACAATATCTATCCTATGCACAAAATATTCTTTTTCGTCGGTTCCCTTAATAAATCCGTACCCGCTTCGCCTGTTATACGACTTCACTGTTCCCTTCATAACTAAATTTCACTCCCAATAAATCAAATACGATGATGATTTCGTAAAGCGTCCAATCAGTTTGTCCTCTTAACCTTCTGGACACTGCGGACTGTGGGATGTTTAACAGTAAAGCGATATCGTTTTGTGTTATCTTCTTGTCCTGCATTTCGTCTCTGATAAATGAATTCAGTTTCCGATATTCTTTTGTTGTCTTGTTGAATTTCATCATCCTTTGACTCCCATAAACTCATTACCGATAACACACATATACAAAGTGGAACCATCAAAGCTGCTGCTATAAGAACCGATTTGATAAGTAATAAAACGTTCAATTTTTATCCCCCTTCAAATACCTGTTAATGAAATAAATCTGACCTTTTGAAGAAACTCGCGTTGTCATTGTTTCTAATGGTTTCAAGTCGCCTCTTTGTACAGTCCTTACACATCTTTCAAACAAGCCTAATTCCATAGCCTTCTGTGTTGGTTCCGTACCATACTTGCATATATAGCCTTCTTCTCTCAGTCTTGCGTATAATCGTTTCTCGCCTATCTCGATGCCGTTCTGCTTTAACAACTTTGCTAAATCCCTGACAAGTATTGAATCTTCGGAAGCAACTACTGAATCTGCAAACAACACTTTCGGTTCGTTCATCTTCTTTTCTTCTTCAAGTTCTTTGTTTGCTATCGCAAGTCTTTCGTTTTCTTTTGCCGATTCAAGCAACTGTTCAAGCGCTTCAATATAGGTTTGCGGTAACATATCTTGAATGCTTGTTCTTATCTGGAAATAACACTCAACAAGTCTTTCCTGCACTTCCCATGCGAGATCGTCAGTGAAGGACTTAACTAATAAGAGATAACCCCTTTCAGTAATAAGTGCCGTTCCTTTGTTGTTTGCTTCAAAAGGTTCCGATGTACGAAATTCGTTCTTCGCAGTATTCGCAAGGATTTCAGGCGTCACTCTGAAGAAATGTTTTCCTTCGATAAATCTTTCCTTATTTGCTGCAAAGTTTCTTCTTGCCGTTCCTTCCGGGCGATGATGTACTGCGTCGATATCCTTGAAAGTTACAACACGTTGACCTTTGTATTCTTTAATACTTATGTCAGTGCCTTGAATGTTTACCAAACCATTCATCTAATTACTCCTTTCCGCCAAATACGAATTATCATATTGTGACAATTTTAGGGCAAAAAAATATCAATCTTTTCCGCATCGGAAAGATTCAATACTTTGCTAAGTTTATCAATTTCATCTATATAAAACTTCGATTTTCCGTTCATCTTGTTATTAAATGATGCTACCGATAAACCTAAGCATTCAGCCGCTTTTTCGTAGTTGATACTACATTCTCGCAGTTTTCCTTTTAGTTTCTGTTCGTTCATGCTTACCTCCTTTAAAACTGATTAAATATTATCACGCTATGACAATTTTGTAAATAGATTTTTTGTATGTTATGAAAAAAAGTTTGTATGACGTGATAAAATGTTGTAAAATAAGACCGATATAACTATCAAGAGGTAAATAATATGGATACTAATAAAAATTTAGGAAATAATTTAAGATATTATAGAAAATTAAGAGATATGACACTTAAAGAAATGGCAGCGAAAGTTGATTTATCCTGGAGTACCTACCAAAAATATGAAACAGGACAAATTAAACACGTTGACATTGATATAGTTAAGGCTTGCGCCAAAGCATTAGACGTTGAGCCTTCTGTTCTTTTGGGATGGGATTCTGATAATGAAGATGAAAAACCGCTAAAAATAACGCTTGTAAAATCGCCTATCGGCGCCGTTCCGAAACACCATAAGGATACAGATATAAAAGAAATAAGAGAACAAATAGCCGAAATATACACACCTACAGAAGCCACCAAAGCTCTTCATCTGTATCGGAAGTTTCAACAGGCGCCGCCTCACATTCAGGCTGCGATTCAAAATCTTTTAGGAGATCCTGAATCTGAGTCTTAACTTCTTCGCTTGCTTCCATATATAACGTAAAGAATTTTATTTTATCCATAATACACCTCATTTCGCGAAGGCCCGGCATTACCCGTAAACCTTCGCCCCACCGACTGTAATTACATACTATCATCGTAGGCAGTATCATAGAAGTTCCATAAATACCCACTTTTGAAAACGGAGATATTCAATGATTGAAACAAAAGAAATAATTATAAAACTCAAAGAAGCAAAGAAAGAAAAGAATCTGTCCTTAAATGCTATCGTTGAAATGGTAGAAGCAAACGGACAATTCGTTTCAAAATCATCCGTTCAAAGAGTTTTCGCTGACGGTTCCGAGAATTCTTCATTTAGATACGACGATACTATCAGACCTTTAGTTAAAGCATTATTAGACGTCGATACCATAGAAGAAACCGACGATGAAGATACAAAGGTTATAAAGTCTTTATTGAGACTCAAAATACAGCGCATCCAGGAATTAGAAAAACAGATAGATGATTTACGCCTTATGTTATCGGAAGAAAAAGTTAAATCACACGAAAAGATAGAAAAAGAGCGAACACAATACGAAAGACACATCAAACTTCTGGATGAACAAATAACCATTAAAGATAAACGTATGGAAGAAATGAAAGCCAGGTTTGACCGGAAAGACGAACAGTACACAGAATTAGTTAACCGATTGTTAGACTGTCATTGTTGCGGAAAGGGGGATAAAGCATGACGATAGAAAAACGCGGTAATAAATACAGAATATCTGAAACCCGTGACGGAATCCGCTATCGTGAAACTATAGACCACTACCCAAACAAAAAGGAAGCAAGAGAAATAGTTGAACGTATGACCGGTTCCTATTATGATGCTAATACCTTCGAACACGCAGCGGATACTTATATAAAGTCTAAAGAAAACGTACTATCTCCCGCCACTATACGCGGATATCGTTCTCTTATAAAAAATATGGATGATAGTTTTAAAAAGCTGCGCCTGGATAGAATAACGAACCAGGTATTGCAAACTTATATAAATAACTTCTCAGCGGACCACTCGCCTAAAAGTGTTCGCAACTTAAACGGATTCATTATTGCTGTTTTAAAATATAACGGATCTGATATTCAAAGTCCCAGATTACCCCAAAAAGAAAAATCACAAGTATATATTCCGTCCGAAGATGATGTAAAGAAAATATTGCAGGAATTCAAAGGCCATAAATACGAAGCATTCATTATCCTTGCGACAATGGGTTTAAGACGTTCTGAAATATGCGCCCTGACACCTGCGGACCTCAAAGGAAATGTTTTAACTATAAATAAGGCGCTTGTGCAAGATGATAAGAAACAATGGGTAATAAAGACAACGAAAACTACCGAATCGACACGTACTATTGTTATTCCGGATGCCGTAGTCGAATTGCTAAACACTAACGGATTTTATAAAGATAACCCAGAAAACTTATATTTTGCACTTAGCCGCGCTCAAAAGCGATTAGGCATACCACACTTCCCTTTGCATAAACTACGACACTTCTTCGCTTCATATATGCACGATTTAGGTTATTCCGATAAACAGATACAAGAGTTTGGAGGATGGAAAACCGATGAAGTGATGAAAACTGTCTATCAACATGCTATGGAAATGGACAAAGTTAAGTCTAATATTGCTAACAATATTCAGGGATTATTAAATTAAAATTGCCCCAAGCCGATTCCTGCCCCAATCAAGCCCCAAAAGATTATGAAATGCCCTATTTGCAATGGTTGTAACGCTATTTATACGGGTTCGAGTCCCGTCTATCGCTCTTTTTTTATGCCTTCCGAAAATACTTGAAATTCCCTGATTTTAAGGCTTTCGGGAGGCTTTTTATTTTCTTAAAATATTCTCCAAAAGCATAAATATTCCATTGAAATATAAAAAATTTGCCCCAAAATTGCCCCAAAATATGCTCGCGGGTTTTGCACCCGTCTATTATATTAACGATAAAAGGCGGACACTTTAGCCCGCCCTTTTTAATGTGATATTGCTGTTATTTCTTAATCTTTATTTTCTTTGTTCCGGACCATTTACTGTAAACTAACGTTCCATCATTATATCTGGCATACGTTCGGACACGTACATAATATGTTTTGCCCTTTGTCAATTTACCAACGTCCTTTGTTGTGGCGCCTGTATTTACTCTTTGCTTATCTTTGAATTTATTATCGGTAGAGTATTCTATTTGATATCCTAAACGTTTTTTAACCGGCGCATACTTTACTGTCATTGTACGCTGCTTTGTATTAGTTATCTCGGAAATCGCAGTTTTGGCAAGAGTTATTTCAGGTTCAACAAAAACAGTTATATTATATTTGATTTTTTTATTTGAATAATTAAATAACAAAAGCCTTACGTATTTATCTGTTACTCCACTAAATGAATAAGTATATATTTGGTTTTTTTTATCATAATGGCATTTAAAGTCCTGCTTATTATTCATTTGAAAATTCCACCCAAATTGAGTAGCTTCTTTATTATAATCTACTAAAGAAAATTCTCCTATTTCACTATTATATGTTTCAATTTTAAATAAATAATGTTTATTGCCATCTGTTTTATCGTATTTAAAATCGAAACGGTGCATCGTGTCAGCAGGCAATTCTTCTTCATAGCATTCTCCAAAATTTCTATATGAATTATCCGGATTCGGATTTTTATAATAAATCCATTCGTTAATATTACTGGTTAGTTTTGGCAGGCTTCCTCCTTTTGCTTTCATAGGAAATAAAGCCACCACACATAAAAGAAAAATTAGCGATACACCAAATAGAAAACTAACCCTATTTGTAACTTTTTTAACCATAAATTCACCCCCTAAAAAGTTATTTGTTCCATTATAGCCCTTATTCAATTCAGCGTCTATATAAAATATCCCCCAAAATGTAACTTTATCGTTAAAAAAGGCGGCTAAATTAACCGCCCTTTAATATAATATGAAATTATTATCTATCCAGCTTGCTAATACAATCCTGAATTGCCCTTCTCTCGCTTTCAGATGAAGCATTGTTCATCATTTTTTCGAGTTTCGTTAACATATCGTCGCGGCTATAATCACGGCTTGTATATCTGCCTCTAGAATCACGGCCTCTTCTTTCGCTGTATCCGTCGTCATAAGAGCGCATACCGTCATAACGATAACTACTGCCTCTATACGAATAGTCGTTTGAGTTTCCGTATTCTTTCATCGCCTTGATAGTTTCGATATAATACATTGCCTTTACAGCATCTTTTACATTATCAAGTTCCGTAGGTGAGATATCGCCCTTTTTAACAATAGGCTCTAACATATCTTCAAGTTCATAGCTTAAATCTTCTAATACGTGCATCTTAATTCCTCCTTCCTTAGGCTACTCTGGTAATAACAAGGTTTGCATTTGCTACGTTTATCACGCCTGTCGGTTCTACTGCAGGATCCGCTGTTGTTGCATCTACATATCTTACCGATGCTGAGAAACAACACCCTTTCGGAACCGTCACAAGTGCTGTCGCTGTCACATTTCCTAATTCATCCACTGCCTGAGGTGTAAACACCGCCAAACTTGACGGACGCGCTTCACCTTCTACTGCAATAGCAAGTCCGATAGGTGTGATTTCTCCTGTTTCAGGAACCGATATATTGCCATTAAAGGTTAATTGATAACGTGCAAAGCAATTATTTGTTTTGCCTTTGAGAATAAAAATTCCGGTGCCTTCTTCGTGATAAACACTTCCAGAAGTACAAGGAATAGAAGTCGTATTAAACAAAACAGGGTTATTGAGTGCCACTGCCTGTGTTGCTACGTTTATATATTCCGGCATACCAACACCCCCTTACATACCGCATCCGCAACCGCAACCATTATTACAACTAAAGATATTTGTTTTTCCGTAAACGGGTACAGTGCTAATAGGGCATGAATTTAAGCGATTATACAAACCGTCAATCTCGTTATTAAAGCCCTGAGCAATAAAAGCGTTCTGTGCAGTCTGAGATTCTCTAAGAGTTGCCATATTAAGTTGATTCTGTAATTCAACGATCTTCTCATTCTTACTGTCAATCTTATCCTGGCAAATCTGGTCTTTGATAGACTGAACGCCTGAATTAACTGCATTAAGAATAGCCTGAGTATTCTGTGTATCTGTTGTACGTGTTGCACATGCTTCTCTTGCGATATCAGAACCGAGATTAGCGATACCGAGTCTGTTTTCGCAGCAGCAAGACTGTAAAGAACTCTGTAAATCAAACGCTGTCTGCATGTTAGCCATCTGACGTGCGTTTGCTCCTGCTTCTACGCCTGCGAAACCGTTTGCAAGTGCCATCTGCATATCTGAGCAGCAACCACAAAGCTGTGTTGAAAGTCCATTGATGCCGTCACGAATGGAAGTAATACCATCGTTAATCATGGCGTCTCTGAAACCATTGTTTGTGTTAGCATTGATATTCTGCTGTCCGGTCATAAGCCAGGGAAAATCATAATTTGCTGCTCCACCGCCGAAGCCACCAAAACCATTACCCCATCCGCCGCCTGCGAACAGAAGTAAAAGGATGATCCAACCCCAATCGTTGCCGAAACCGCCACCGAAGCCGCCATTGTTACCGCCCATAGGTGATACAGGCATTACTAAGTTACCATTGTCTGTGAAACTCATAATTTTTTTCCTCCTATAATTATTTTAGGTTTGGGACTACTCTCTTATCGAATAGTCCGTTTTATATCAAAGCGCGCACTTTAATATCCAATTTTGGTTTTATAAACCCGTTTTTTGCATTTTTTCTGCAAATAAGAACCGAATAATGTCAATTTTGAACATTAAAACATTCCTTTAAACATCGGATGATTTCTCATTTGCATAGCCTGATTAACCTGTTGCTGAGAAACCTGTCCTGTATTCAATAAGTGCTGAATAATCTGGTTAGGATCGTTCAAGTTCTGCGGTATGTTATATCTTTGTGAAAGCATCGCCATCGGGTTTTGCATAAATTTATTTGTTATTTCCTGCATGTTCATCGTTTTTACCCTTCTTTCGTTCTTTGAGATAATCTAATTCTTTCCATATCGAAGAAATATCGGTCTGAATTTCAAGCATCTGTTTTTTCAGATTATCGCATCCGCATTCCTTCTTAGGTTCTTCTTCCTCGATATCTTCTTTAACAAGTCTGTATTTTTCAAACGTAGGCTTGTCAAACTGTGAATAAACGGTCTTACAGTAAACATAAGGGTTTGTTTCATCCTTAAACGTCACTGAATTTCCGTACGCAACCGGATAATTCCTTGCTTCCGCTTCACTCCTAACCGTTATAAAAGGACTTTGCGGCTGCTGTACTTGCATATTTTGGTAATTCTGCATTAAATAGGGATTAAAGTTTGGAACCATTAGATTTCTCCTTTCGTCCAATAGAATATAGGCGTCTCGTCGCCAGATTGCCAGGTATCAAAATAATCTCCGTTTTCTACGGCAATTACATGAGTTCCTGTCGCTAATAGATATTTGCCTTTTGGATGATCCTGACAAAATCTCTCAACTGTCATACATTCAGGGCAAGTGTCAGGTATAACGTGTTGTCTGTATCCTCTCTTATAGAGAAAAGCACCCCACACCGCGTTGCTTGAAGGAATGTCGTTCATTTCATAGCTTTGCAGGCATAACTCAACGTGTACGTCCTTCCAATCCTGATTTGTCAGTTTGGATATAGCACGTATTACACAATCGCCTACTAATTTTTTCGATGGATTAGGGTTATAAAATACATACGCCATACCTTGCTTGCTCCTTAAAAAAAGAGTAACAAAAAAAAGGGAGTGCAACTTATACACTCCCTTTAAGAAAATTCTATGATTTTTGTATTCTTTGTATCTTCGATTTCACTCGTTTAGCCAATAGGCTAACTTGCGGTTCCGATACATTCATTTCAACCGAGATTCTTATATTGCTATAGTCTCTCGATTTCAATAAAAAATACTGCATTTCACTATCCGTAAAGTTGCAGTATTCGATAAAACGTTCCAACTCCGGCTTCGTATAGTCTCTCAAAAGCATAGTATCTCCTTCTACAGCCGGTGTTATTCAATTATTTATATAACGCGCCCCATGTCAAAGGTCCAACACAACCATCGACAACAAGTTTCTTTCCGTTAACGTCTGTGTTTTCTGCCTGAAATTTCTTTACAGCAGCATCACATCCAGGTCCGAATATACCGTCTATGCCTTTAGGATCATAACCCTTCTTAACAAGCAACGTCTGTAATACTGTTACGTAATTACCCTTGCTTCCTTTTCTGAGTATAGGATACTTGCTATAATCCGTTTTAGGCTTTTCAGGCTGCACTTCACTGTTATATGTGATAAATGGAAGTTTAGCATGACCTTTCCATGTTCTTGAATGAAGTCCTGCTATAGGTCCCATATTAGCAACGGCCGTTATCTGTACTTTGTTTTCCCATGAAATAGTACATTCAATTCCTTTTCCGTCGCCTAAATATAAGCCTACGTGTCCGGGCATCCAAAGCAATTCGCCAACCTGAATACTCGAAAAACTCTGAGACTTGTCATTCGATATATTCCATAAGCCCTGATCGTTTACGTCCGGGCATCCGTTTGAAGTGTATATAGTGTCAGGAAAACCCCACGCAACACCTTTAATAAGTCCGCAGCAGTCAAACATCCTTGTATCGTCTGGCAAACTTAACAGAAAATCGACTCTGCTCTTGCTATACCATTTAGGATACTGTTTAGCCTTTGCATTGATAGTTGAAGGTGTCGCCTTTTGACCGAATGTTCCACTTGCATAAACTGTCTTATACTTTAAGACTTCTTCGCATTTCTTCGCAAATTCGACGTTATTCATCCTTTTTCACTCCCAACTTCTTATTGTAGGATACATTAGACAAGCCTAAAGCAATTCCATAGGCTGTCTGTACGGCGCCAATAGTAATTAAAATCGCTTCGCCATGAGGAATGTTCCACACCACATAAATAACGCCCCACAAAAAGTAAATTGCAGGGAAAATAAAGAAATAAATGTACTTCAATACGTCATAAACCTTTGAATTCATAACCCCTCCTATCTGTCAATTAAATATTGACTTAAATCTGCTTTAGCCTTTTTAAGACCGTCTGTGTTGTTTCCGTCTATTGAATGTTCAAGAAGGGCCAACAAAGCCTTTTGTGTCACTTTGTTTCCTTCTTCAATAGATTCAATTTTTGCTTTATCCCTTCCGAATCGTGCGTCATATTCTACGAAAGTTGCTTTAATTTCAAATTCAAGTTTCTTCTCAATAAGCGTCACTCGTTCTTCCAGGTTTGTTGTCGGACTCTTTGCCGCCTTTACAAGGTTAACTAACGCATTCCCAAAATTGATTAAAACTAAAGCCCCGCCGCAAATAGCTAAGGTAATCTGCATCCATTCATTCATCTTCGTCTCTCCAATCTTTAAGTAATATAATCGCCATTACAAGCACGATACAGAAAATAATAAAAGACTTAACCATAATTAAGCCTCTGTTAAAATATATTCAACCGCCATTGTTTGTGCTGATGTTTTTGTTACCGGGGTTTCCAGATTGTTGACCGTTGCAAGATACAACGGATTCTTAATCATCTTAGGACTATTACCCGGTGCATAACTTAAAGCATCTAACGAAGGATATTTCTTTAAGAAAACAGAATAGTTATAAGCAGCTGATGAATTAACCGGCTTTACTGTCTGATTCTGATAATTGATGATATATGCGTTCAAAGAAGCTGTACTAAACAATAAACCATCCGAAAGCGGCATATCATAATTGCCGTATCTGTCATAGTACAAAAGCGCTTCTGTTGTGTAATCCATGACGTGAGTACCATTTGCCACATTGAATACCTGCAGATATCTGTCGGTATCGTATGTAATACAGTATCCGTCAGGTGTGAATGATAAAGCGATAATATCACCACGAATTGTTTTGTTTGCTGAGTTAGCAAAATGGTCGATAGCGATAGAATCATCCGAAGGATCGTAGTCAAAGAAATAAACATTAGAACCACTCGTTATAGTTAAATCCATCGGTGAGTATATTCTTATCGTTCCGTCATTTAATGCGAATACGGATAAGCCTGTCGCAAGTGTTTTGCCACTCGGAACGTCACTTGATAAATCTTTTGTTACTGTAGTTGAAAAGCCCCTGAATACAGAACCCAACGTCAATGAACGTTTAGTTTTCTGAATAGATAACGTGGTTCCGCTAAGAGTGAATGTATACTGAATATTACCTACAACAACACTATTTGAAGCACCTTCTATCGTTCCGTCCTGTCCGAGTCCGAAGTCGATATCGGTTTTACGGCCGCTTGCGTTTCCATAACCTATCTGTCCGCCTACCTTTGAAGTTAAACAAACACATCCGATGGTTCCGTTAGCCTGTGAAGTTAAAAACTCATATTTCTGGGTAATACCACTTATTGAAGCGGAACCGCCTGTATAGGAACCTAACTCGTCAGGTAAAGTCGCGTTCGATACTCCAACCGCCGAATTTCCTACCATAACATTAGTAGCCGGCATGTAAAAAGGTGTCGGAGAAGTCGGAATTGCATCCCTAAATAAGAAAAGTCCACCCACTAAATCTTCCCAATTATAAGAAGGAATTTCGTGTAAATCTTCGCCTAAGGCCTGTGTGTAATTCTGTAATACTGTAGGCTGGAAAGTGTTTTCAGATTCGATATCCTTTAATATGTTTCCGCTTATAGGATTCCTTAACGTTATCCTTGTATGTCCATGTAACATATCTTCTCCTTTCTAATAATAAACAGCAAATCTAATGTAATTTATACCGCCGCCATCGTAACCATAGATTGTTATCATAGGTATATTGTCGGCAACATCCAAATAAATATGAGTTAATGTGTTGACACCTTCTCTATTTAACAAGTTTCGACTTGTATGACCATCGGATGTACTCTCATAATAATCGTTTACTGTTCTTCCGAAACAAATAGCAATAATCATGCATTGAATATTGCCTGTTAGTATGTAACTATCTTGTGTATCGTTTTGAGCATCTTTCGAACTGACCGAACGAACATAAAAATTATCAAGTTTGTATATCTGTTTCGAAAAAGCAACCCATTGATCCGGTGTAGCACTCATGGTTATAACATCATTCGCTTGTAATTCTGCAATAACCACTGTGCTACCATAAGTTGTTTCAATATCTTCATTGAAAGATGCTGTTCTGCCTTGTGGAAGTGTAATGCTTCTTGAACCACCGAGAGAGTTTGAAACAATAATCATATAGTTTCCTGCTTCGGTAACAGTGTAAGTCGAAGAACCACTCGTTGTATTATTATGGATAAGTTGTATTGAAGGTTCGACAGAAGAACCTCCGCCCGAACCTGTGCATCTATGCCATGCCATTATGAAACCCTCACTTTCACGCCTAAATCAAAATACCTTGCTTCGAAAGTTAATGTAACACTACCTGTGACAACCGAAACACTTGTCGGGTTAACACCGAAAATATCCGTATAAACATCAATGGTAGACGATGTAGTAATACTTGCATCCGACAATGTTATGCTTGTGGTGCCGCCTGTCAAAGTGCCTGTCACATCTGTCCAACCTGCCGAACCCATTTCGGAAGTTACATTCGTTGCCTGTATATTAGTGCCGACAACGAGAGTCGAACCACTTGTAATACTCGACAAGCACTTATACAAATTGCCATTAAACATAATCAAGTCGCCCTGTGAATGATTCGCCCTTGTGGGAGAATATTCCACTGTTGCTATTGCTTCGGGATTTGGTTTTGTTAACTGTAACTCTCTGTTTGTAGGTGCGTAAGGTTTCCATGTGGCATCCGTATCGTTTGCAAGGCGAATCATCGGTTTGAATACGAGATTCGATGCTGTGACACCATTGTAAACAGTACAAACAATTTGAATCTGTGCTTTATCGTTGTAATTATCGTCTCCGTTTACAGTGAACGAAGCTCCTTCGCCTGTATCGAGTGCCAAAGTCGAATAAGAACCATTCTTTGTAATTGCAACTTCGATTCTATATTTATTCGAACCACCACCCGAAGCACATCCATTGATAATATATTCTCCGTTTGGAAGAATCAAAGAATTTGCATACCCTACTATTCTTGAATGACAAGCGAAGGTCGAATTTCCACCCGATGCAGTGCCATTGGCAGTAATACTTCCATCATCATTAACTGTCCATGTGACATAGTTATTCACTCTGCCCGATGAATGATAATAAGGTGTCGAATTGAGATTCTTTGCACCGAGAAAAGCATTTTCTACCCATCCGACTTTCTCGTTTATTGCACCTGTGAGAGTTTTATCGGTGGTCTTTAACTCGCTTGTGTAATTTATCGCACTTGCGATTTTCTTTCCCAATGAAAGCAAATTAACCTTCGTGCTTTGCAAAGTTCCACTTATATCTTGTGATAATTCTAAATTGTCGGCATCCTGCAATATCGCTGCACTCGACAATTCACTGATTTTTATGTCTGCCATAGAATCATTCCTCTTCTACTGTTTCCACTTCCACTTCTTCTTCGAATGTGTGCTTGTAGCACTGATACATAACAGGGAATCCTTCATCGCTTAATATCGTTGCCGAATGTTTAAGGGTTTCACTAACAGCTGCACTCGCAAGAATCTCATGGTATTTCGATTCTGCTTTGAGTCTTGCTGTGTCGGGATTCTCGTCAAACGCATAATGTACTATGTGTCCGTACTCTCCTGCCTTATTCTGCTGAATTTCAATGATGTAAAACTGTGTAACCATTTTTAATCTCCTTCCGTAATTCTTGTATTATTATCTTCTGTGATTCTTACCGAACCATCTTCAAGCACTCTTCTGAAACTGTCTGTATGCGTTGTAATAGAAACCGAATCTGTAGCACTTTCGAATGTAATCTCTGTAATGGACCATCCACTGACTGTATCTGTAAATGTTCCACCAACCGGGTTCTGTTCGTCGATAGATACCGAATCCGTTGCACTTCCGAAAGGCAAGTCGTCGATAATCCAATATGCCGCATCTTCAACAATATCAATATGACCGTCCCAGGGCTGTTCACTTGCAAGGCCAGAAGCAAATATAACGGCTCTTATCTTTCCTACGTCAATTAAGGCACCTGGCGGCGTTGTGTCGATCGGTGTATCTACATAGTCATAATTGAAACTTGCGGTTCCTGCTTGTACGTCTACTGAAATACTTTGATTATCTATCCAATCCTTTAAGGAAATTATCTTCGCTGTTTGTTCTCTTTCGACACTCTGTCTATATCCTGTTTGTGCCGTAACACTGAACGTCTTTCGAGTATTCTTTAGCATTTCAAAGAACGTTGTTATCGTTACAAACTGTTCGCCCTTTGTCAGATATATGGTATCGTTATCATCCTGATTTATTTCAACGCCATCCAGGTAATACTTAAATGTCACTTCTCCGTCTGCGCTCATTACTAACGGAATTGTGCCTGTGAATACCGGAATTGTGTTGTCTACTGCCGATAACGGAATTGATATTATCCTTGTTTCCGTTGAAGAAGTTAAGTTAAATGCTGCAGTGTTTCTTTGCGCATATACATAACACCTTGCGTTCTCGATTTGCGTCTGCAATACAAGTGTGTTATTCCAAATTCTTCTTATCTGTGATGAATCTGAATTGATATCATATTCGTAATATTCCAAACCATCGGCTTCAAAATCATCCGTCAGTGCTTGAAGTCCTGTTAATTTTCTTTCCAGAACAAAAGCTACAAACGTATCGCCTGCCGGTGTAGTCACTGTTATTTTGTCGCCGGCTTCCACACAAGGATCGCCGTAGGTTGAAAACTTTAACGGCCTATATGTCGGCGTTGCAGTGATAATGTCATAGATATTTTCAAGATAAGGTGTCAGGTCCGAAACAAGTTTGTCATAGAACAAGAAGTTATCTTCTATAACATACATATTTGTTCCTGAACCGATATCTATTTCAATATCGTTATTCGAGTATACTTTTAATGCCGTAATAGGCTGCACAAGATAGTCCTCATATTGCAAACTACCTTGTTTATAAAGTGTGTAAGGCACCGTATCGACGCTATTAAGGAATATGTACTTGAATGTTCCTGTATTATCTATCTTTCCGAAGCATCCATTTGCTTCGCATATAGCATTTATAACGTCTTTACCTGACAACTTATCTGGAAGTATGGACCTTGTTATTACCATACTGTCATTAACGAGATTTACGTTTTCCTGCGGTATACTAAAATATGTAAAGAATGCAGTACGAAAATCCGCTAACGTCATGGGTAACGCAAGTGATAAATACCACTCGTCCATATCCGCATTTATTATTGTGTATAAAATATCGTAAGCCACTATTTCACGTGAATATCTGTCATTCGAGATTTTGTCCGAATAAACATAAAACACGCCGATTTGCAGCATATCTTCTGCACCTTCGGGCTGTACGTTTACTATTATTTTCCTGTTTTTTAATGTACCGACGCCTGCCGTTACCTTAAATTTGATTGACGATGCTTCGCATGTTCCATATATCAGCGATCCTTCTGAACACAACGGAGTCGATAATTCTAATTCCTGTGAATAAAGTTCATCGTTTCGGATGATACTTTCAAGCGTTTCACCGTCATAGACTGCTATAGCATAGTTTTTGTATACACTATTCTGTTTAAATAAACTTTCATAAGCGTAATTTATCATTTTAATATCCTATAAATGCTAATCTAATCTGGTTATACTGTATCTTTGTTGCGTCTGCATAATACAGTGTAGGTTTGATATCCGGCATATACATATCCTGCGTCACATAAGAATCAGTTTCAGGAATATAACACGTTACGGATGCTTTTCTTTCACGTGTGTTTGTCATTTGTCCATACAGACTTGACATAAGACTTCCAAACTGTTTATCCGTCAACAATGGTATGGTTTCAAACTCTACCTTGTTTGCTATATGCTCTAATGCGTTTCTATGAAGATATCCGCTTGCGTCTACATACGAATCCAGATCCGTTACCGACTTGAATACTGTATACGTCTCTGCTCTTATTAGTGATAATGGAATTTCGAATGTTCCTACTTTGATTAAATATCCTGCGTATGCCATGTTTCACCTCACAAAAAAGAGAGGCCATATTGACCTCTCTTTACCATGCCGGGTTTCCTGTTCTTCTTGTGTATTCTCTTGCCAAAGTCCTAACAGACTTAAACAATGAATCACCGCTTATTCCAAATTCCTTTTCAAGAATTCCCTGTAATAATACGTTCTGTTCTCTCAAAAGTTCAATTTCGGTTCCAGACGTGCTTCTTATTGCATCTGCTATGCCTGTTATTTCGCCATGTGACGCAACGCCTGTTCTTCCGTTTATGCTTCCTACCATTTCACTACCGGCTTCGCCTGCGATAAATAATGAACCTACCTGCGGGAATCCGCCGTTTGCGAATCTCGGAAGTGATACATGCCCTACATTAAACTCTATCGGTGAATCTGAGAAAATACTCTTTGCGCCTGCCAATGCCTTAAATCCATCAATAACACCATTGATGAAATCTTCGGCAAACTGCGCTACGTTGTTAAAGAAACCTCTCGCAAATTCTCTCGCATCACCCCAAACACTTTCAAACGCTCTCAATATTCCATCGAGTGCGCCTAACCATGTTTCTTCAGTGAACCAGGGCGCCACGTTGTTATCCCACCAACTCTGTATATTCTCGTTCCACCATGTTACCATGTTAGTCCATACAGTAGTTATGCTGTCTTTAATGGTTCTAACTAACTCGTCCCATTTGCCTCTTTCGAACCAAACAGCGACGTGTTCATCCCACCATATAGGCACTTCGTCGGACCAGAATTTTACTGTATCTTCCCATACTGTCTTAATAGACTCTTTTATGCTGGATACTAATTCTGTCCACGTCGATAAATCGAATTTAGGTGCTATATCATTATCCCACCAATTCTTCAATATCGTTGCCGTTTCATCCTTGAAGGACGTAAATTTCTCTTTGAGAGTTTCTACTATAGCGGATGCTTTTCCTTCGCTATCGGAAAGATTATTGAATGCATCGCCTAATCCTAAAATACCTTCGGATGCAGCAGGATCGCCCAAACCTACAATGTTTAACAAGAATGCGCTTGTTTTTTCTGTAAGCGAAGCCCAATCTATTTCCGTTGAGAAATTTTTGAATAAATCAATAAGGGCTTCTGTCTTTTCGTCTAACCAATCGAATACGCCTAATGCTTCAAGCGGTCCGCCATTATCCATATTCCAGAAGTCGAAAACGTTAGTCCAGAATTCTTCCCATTTCTCGTCAAATTCGCTTAAAGGACCTCTAATATTATTCCATAAGTCCCTTATAGGCTTTATGACTGTTTCAGGATCCATTCCAAAGGCGTATTTTTCAAACAACTGTTTCGTTGCAGCTTGTCCGAATGCTTCACCAAACAATTCAAGCCACATACCTGAAAGCTCAGACTTCATCTTAGCCCTTGCTTCCTTCTTCAGTTTTCTAAGATATATTGTTTGGTCGAAGAAATTATCTTCTCCGAAGAGTTTTTTACGCATATCTTCGGCGTCGATAACAGCGACAGGCTTAATAAGGTCCATCATTCCCGGAATACTCCAGAAATCGAATACCGTTTCCCACCACTCATAAAACTTCGATTCGCCTGTTTCCTGATTTGTGCCTAAAGCATCTTCAAGGACTTCACTTATCTTTGTTCCGACAAGATATCCGCCTAATATGGTTATACCAATAGCGCCTACCGTAACAGGATTCTTCATTATTGCCGCTGCTATTGCCCCGGTAACTAACGAAGTACCTAATACTGTAATACCTGCCGTTGAAAGAATCTGTACTGTCTTAATATCAAGTCCAAATACAAAATCGGATACATCCTCAAAGAGTGAATCTCGATTTTCTTTGTTGCCGAATAACTTTGATATAGCAGTTTTAATTGTAGTCCATATTCCCTGAACCCAAACGTCAATAGTATCTGCAAATTCACCACCATCAAACTTCTCAAAGAAGCCTAAAATTCCTTCGCTTATTGAAGTACCTAAATTCTCCCAATCGAAAGTATCTCCCAGCGCAAAAGCGAATTTTATAGCAGTCATTACACCGTTTCCGAGTGTTCGACCGAATTCTCTCCATGTTTCAGGATCTATTAAGCCGTTAAGGAATGAAGCAAGGTTTGTGCCTGTTCCTATTGCTTTATCAAAGATTCTTTCCCAATCAATACTTTGAAGGCCGTTTTTGAATGCTTCTGCTATCTTTCGACCTAATTCGAACCAACTCTTTATTTTGGATTCGTAATTCTTTTCTGTATCCAAAATATCTTCCCAAAGGTCCTTGTCGGATAAATCTCCGATAGCGCTTCCGCCACCACCGGCGCCACCTTTAGGATTCGTTGTAAGGTTATTTAATTCATCAATTCCTCTTAACTGTCCTTTGAGTTTCTTTGCGGCACCCGAAGCATCGTCAATAGCGTCTGCGTAATCTTCCATATCTTCAACTAAGGAAGCACCGCCAAAGTCAATTTTCTTCCATCCGAGAAGTTTTCCTACTGCGTTAAGTGCGTTCTGCGCTAAAGTAAGGAAGTTTGCCAGGAAGTTTCTAAATGATATTAAAGCCGGACGCAAGGCATTTATAAGTCCTTCACCTAAAACTCTTGCTATTTCCTGCAAATACTGTTTAACGGTTCTCATGGTATTAGCCCATGTATCCGCAGTTTTAGCGAAGTCGCCCATAGCGCCGCCTGTTTTTGACATTACATACTGATATCTTAATAACGTCTTTTCAGCCTGCGTCATTTTCTCGATATCAGCATCAAGTCCGTTCGCAAGCGCCCACTCTTTAAGTGTTGCCTGAGTTAAATCAAGACCATATTTACGAAGGGGCCTTGTCATGCCGGTATATATTGCTGCCATATCGTCAGCAACTTCTTCGTAATCCTGGTTATACAAGGAAGCCATATCTGCCGTTAACTTCGTAAGGTTAACTGACATATCAGCAACGCTATCGCCTAAATCTTTATATGCCCTTGCGTTGCCTTGTACTTTGCTTGTGATAAAACTGTTTGCCTTCACGATCTCTTCAGACGTGATACCCATTGTTTTACCCATCGCCTGAAATCTGGAAGCAAACTGAACGGCCGAAAGCCTTGCAATACCAAAATCTTTAATAGCTGTCTGTGCAAATTTATCTAATACGTCTGCCTGTTTACCGAATGTAACAGAAACAACGTTCTGTGCTTCTGTCATGGATGATGAATAATCCATAGCCTGTCCGAGTAAACGTGCAGCTCTTATAAGTAAGAAGAAGTTAGCGTATAATGTACCGAATATTGCAGCAAGACTTGTAAAACCACGATGCGCACGCATTGAGTGTCCGTATGAATTCTGTAATGCACCATTAAGCAATTTAGATACATTACTGAATTTACGTGTATTCTCCGTTGCAAGTACAGTTTTACCTGAATATTTGCTCATAGCTTCGGCTAAACGTACTAAATTATTACTTATAGCCGGCGCACTTGCTAATTGTGTTGCCATCTGCGCAAAAGCACGTCCGAATTTCGGAATGTTTGCTATTGCTTTATCAGAATTCTTGCTGCCGAATTTTCCGATAGTTGAAGCCAACTGAGATATTCCTGCGAATTTATCAAGCGGTACTGACTGCACTTCATTTAATGCTTCGACACCCTTAATAATTCCTTCAAACGGATTCGCAATTTCCGTAGACAATTCTGCTTTGAGTTGTTCTACCGCTGCCGCAACATTATATACAGAATTTGAAGCATTTGTGGCCTCCACCTGTATTTCCGAAAAATCTTCTACGCCGGTAGGTTCCATGAATTCTTCGTCGCTTGACTGTGCTACGGTTTTCATTGTTTCAAACGACGTTGTTAACTCGTTTATTTTATAGTAAACAGAGTCAATAATATCGCCCAACATCGAAAAATCAGTATGGACGTTTGCCATAGCCTTTTCATCGTCAAGAAATCTAACCAATGAATTAGCCATATCTTCAAGGTTGCCATCAACTTCGACAGTAGCACCATAATAATCGTGCATTTCCTTTATAGCGGATTCCAAGTCCATACCTACACCAGGTTGCGTTGTAGTGGAAGGTATACCTATAGTTGCACGATTTGAGATTGCATTATCGCCCCAAGCATCCATTATCCTTTTAGGAATGTTTATAGTGCTTTTATTTATATAACTTCTAACGTTCTTGTAAACGTCAGACATTACAGCCTTCGATTTTTGTGCTTCGGTAACCATTTCTCTGATATCTGCCGAAGCCTTCTTGAATGCCGTATCGTTTCCTGCCGTTCCATACAACTTCTTAACGGCGTTAAACATATCATCGTACTTGCTTTTCGGCATATCGAAAGCATCCATGATATAGCCTGTAGTCTGCTTTACCTGAGAATTAACCTTCTGCATAGTCGAACCCATATCGGCAAAAGTCGATACAAAGTTGAGTTTTGCAAGTTTCTCTCCGTTACCTGCAAGCGCGCCTATCGTTGTCGATAAACTTTTAATTTTCTGTATATCAATGGAATTTATTGTGGATGAAAAATCCTTGAACCCGCCTACGAGATTATTTAAGCCTTGAACATACTTTGATTCTGCAGAATAATTGCTTAACGCGCCGTTAAGTTTGTTTAAAGATTCAATTATACTGTTAATCGCAGTATTAGCCTGTCCGGCCGATGCGGTTAAATTTATGGATAAGGAGTCAATATCAGGCATTTCTTTATTCTCCATGAGTACGTTCAAAGTTGCCTTGCATTATTTCCAAATTGCTAAACAACGCTTGAATCTGCTCTTGTTTTTCTTCTTCTGTTAATACTCGATTATTTTCTCGATACTCAGTCATAATCGGCTTATCTCGATACTGCTGCGCCGCCTGACCTTGTTTTGCAAATATACCGGATACAACTACTCTTATTGCTTCCAAAGTATACATGCCGTTCATCCACATTATTTCGTCTATCATTTCTCGTTTTTGTTTATAGGCATCGTCATATAATGATAAATCACTTAAAGTTGAATGCTTTATCTCTTTAAGCGGTACGCCTATAGTCAAATAATGCGGATATATTACTTCTCGGACGTATTCTTCCCAGGTTCCTTTGAATCCTTTCCCAGATCCGCTGTTATCTGATTCAGTCCGATTAGCTCGAAAAAACTATCTTTAACCATTAAATCCATCATTTCGCCTAACACGTCGCGGAATGATTTATTTTTTTCTTTAACGTAAGTCGCAAGTAATCTTTTGGCATCCGACATACTCTTTATGCTTCCGTCGCCTTCTTCGGTTCCATGATGTTCCAAAAGACCTGCGTAAAACAAAGTAAGTGCTTTCTGCGGTAAATTAGCAATAGTCTCTAAAAGATTATCCATAGCGCTATCTACGTCGTTATTTTCTGCTGCGCCCTGTGCCATACCGCTTTTTATAAACATATCCATAACGGATTTTGTGCATTCGTCATATAACGATGCTTCAATAGAAAATTCGAAAGTATATTCTTTCTTGCCGATTGTTATCTTTTTCATATCTTTTATCTCCCTGAAAAAAAATTGAAAAAGGGGAGAGCCAGCGCCGCAACGCCAGCTCGTCCCCTTCATCAAACTAAATTATGCCGGTTGTGTAACTGTTACTACGCATTCTGCCGTATAGGTATATCCCTGATAGGTAGTTGTTGCCGTAATAGTACACGTGCCAGGATCTACAGCGGTAACAACGCCATCTTCGACGGTTGCCACTAATCCATTTGAACTCGACCATGTAACGGTGCCTCCCGAAGGCCACGTTGTAGCAACGAGTGTGTCAGTGTCACCATCTTCGATAGAAAGCGTCGTTTCGTCGAGTACAACTCCCTAAGCTGTAGGTTCGATTGCTGTATCCTGTCCTTTGTACTCTTCAATAGTAAATGTGATTTCTACTGTCTGAAGAGCATTCTGTCCAAACTCAGGCATAGGAATTTTCTGGGGCGGCTGTGCCACTACGAAGAAACCTTTAGCCTGTCCGGGCGCCCATACTTCGAACCATGTTCTAAGAGGTGTGGACTGTGCTTTACCTGTGTTATATGCTGAAATCATTGTTTCAAGCTGTGTAATAACTTCAGGTGTTGAGTTAAATGTTACGGACCATGTTCCGCCTGTATCCTGTCTACCTGCTACATAACGAGAAACATAATCTTCAAGTGCTGATGCGTCGATCTGTTCTGCATTAAGAGAAATACCAGAAATGCTGTTGCATCTTTCAAGCTGGGTGAAAGCTGCGGGCTTAACGCCAGCCGATGTTTCCACTGCATATCCGAACTTTACGCCGAGAGTCGACAAGCCTGCGATTGTTGCTGCCATTTGTTTTTCCTCCTTTAATAAAAAAAGACCTTAAAGGCCTTAATTCATAATTTTGTCTCCGTTTCCTATCATTCTTCTGCAACGAATAACGCCCCACGCTATCTTGTCACTGACTTCGATAACAGGCATTGAAGGAACGTTGAAATTTAATAATTTCATTTGACTAACCGCTTCCGCAATTATTTTTCGACAATCCGTTTCTGTAGTGTTTGTCCACACTTGAATTTCAATAGTTGACAATACAGCATTAACAGTTTCATTTGTCAAATCCTGTCCTGCTTCCACCGGTGCCAATTCGTGTAAATACAATGTAGGAAAAGTTGCGGGCATTCCATTTTCATTCTTAGTTGTGCAATTCAAAGACGGATATTTCTTTTTCATCATATAACTGACTTGCGTAAATACCTTGCTTTGTATTTGCATATACCAATTATTGTCCACTGAAAACCTCCCGCGCTATTACTTCAATTTCTTCTATCATAACTTTGCTTGCTGTATACATAGGCATTGTTGCTTGTGTACCATAAGACCTAATCGGATCACCGTTCTCGTCTCTGTAATACCAAAAGCCCGGTTCCGGAACATGTGTCTGTCCTGGAAACGTACCCGGTCCAAAACCTAATTCGCCTGCCTTCGGATGATTAACAGCATTAAAATAATTACCTGCGCCAAACTCCCACGCTAAATGCGGATAGAATACTCTTCCATCCTGATTTATGTGTGGTGTGCTTGTAATGGTAATTCTTCCTTGCACTATTCCTTCGGCTGTATGTATTTCTACTGCAAATTTAGCGCTTCTTTCCGCGTCGCCTTGTCCTTTTGTCGCAAGCGTTAACATAGCGGCATTCACTCCTATATCGGCAAGTCTGCGCATGAAAATATCACACTTCAATTCCAAACTATCACGATATTTTTCCAATTCCTTGATAGCTTCTTCTATTGATATTGTATTCGCCCCTTTTGTTTGTCCGGGCGTCAGTGTGATTCTTAATCTTTTCATACTACCGATACCAACAAAGCCTTATAAAAGTGTCTGCCTGTATTTTGGATTCCAATAATCCGATAATCGGCACTACCTTCGTCCACTTCGCCTTCTGGCGGTGTTGTATCCTTCCAGATTAAAGTATTTACTACAAACGGAAATTCGCCTTTTTTATAGGTCATTTTTGCCTTTTGACGTGTCTCGGTTCCAAAAGCCTGTAATTCATCTGCAGTTAAATCACCGGTTATAGAATTTTTAAACAACGTAGGCACCGAATATCCTTCGGGTGTTTCACCTACTTGTCGGGGAACCGACTCGCCATCCGGCATTGTATCGTAAATGATGTGGCCTTCGGCGTCCGTTTCATATATAGGCTGTCCCGCACTCGGTATGGAATAATACATAACCTGCTTAACGCGTTTAGGTGTTCTCATATCATAACCTCGCTATCGGGTAAACCCCTTTAAACAACTTGTCTCTGTCCAGATAGTGTATTGACTCACCATCGGCTGAATACTGCGTCTGTCCTTCTGCACCTATCTTCGAATAATCATACAATGCAATAGAACGAATATTTGTGTAATAATTCATCATATCTTTGTTGATTTCTTCGTCTGAATAGGTTGATGGATAATTCTTCGCAGCCATAACCTCACGAATAGCATTTTTGACTTTGACTGCCAATATTTCAGCATCAAAATCAACTTCATTTTTCAATTCTATTTTTAAATCCGCGATTACTGATGCTTCGATATCGTTTATCATCGTCTGCTCCTTCTCGGTCTTTCTTCCTTAATTTCGGAAGTTTTCTTTTCTTCTACAGCTTCGGACTTCTTTTCATCCTTTGCCTTAATTAAAGGTTCTCCCCTACGATTATTCTTTGTGGATAACTCTTCGAGACGTTCCTTTTTGGCAAAGCCGCGATAGGGGTATCTCTCCCCTACCGCGTATCTATGCTTATCGTCCTTGTCTGTGAATTTTTTGATTACTACATATTCACTCATAGACTATGCCTCGTCGCTTTCCATAACTAAGTCCTTCAAAGAATATGTCATATAGCCTTCGTTTGTTCCGTCTGTCCAAACAACTTCAAGCCACTGTGACTGATTATCGGTAACTTTAAATACACCGTTCTTATCAGGATCGTTAATAAGTTCAACTAAGCCTGTACCCTGGGAAGGATTTACACCAACCTTAACGGATGTATAATCAGTCCAATCATCCGCAGTAAACTTAACAGCAAGGAAGTGTCCGTCACCCGAAAGAGGTCCGGAAGGTGATAAACCACCATCAATAAACTTCAATGTACCTGTTATTTTTCCATTTGCTACTGCGATATCTTCCTGAAAATCACCCGGTGTTAATGCTGTCCAGGGGTATGTGGTCCCTGCTGCCTCAGGCTCTACAGCGGGACCTTCTAAGGGTTTGAAATTGTACCGATAACGATACCGTCAACTCTTTCAGGGAAGAAGTCAACACCGTCGATCATTGTTGTTACGTAGCTAAGGTTGTTGTAATCTGCTACGGAATGAACGCCAACAAGACCTGTCTGATCTGTTGTGAAGTCGAATGCTTCGCCAAGTCCGTTATCTTCGTTAACGTCAACGAAGTATGCCTGGATGTTCTCTTTTGCTGTTGATACAGTGGTTCCCTTTGAGATACCACTCATTACAACTACCATACCAAGTCCTAAGAAATCTTCGAGATATTTAAGACCGTATTTGCTCTGAAGAGAAATCTGTGCGTTTCCAAGATAATCACCAAGATCCTCAGGATTTACAAAGTGTACGGGTTCGTAATCTGTATCTTCAAACTTGATAGCCAACTTTGCTGCTGCATTAGCAAGTGTTTTCTGTAAGCCGATGCCGCCTGCGCTTGTTGTGCCGCTTCCAGGTGTAAGAGAAGAAACAAGACTTGTCTTAATAGCCTTGTGTGCTTCTGAAAGTGCCTTCTTGTTTGTGTCGATAACAGCCTGGTCGAAACCACCTTTAAGGATAGATTCGCCTGAAGATGCTTTACGATACTTATTGATAGTAGCTGTCTTTGTAAATGCAACTTCTGTCTTAAAGTTTGAAAGAGGGATTGTAGCGCCTTCTTCAACGGATGAACCGTCAATAAGTTCGCCTGTTGTCTTGTAAGCGGTCAATACTGTACCTGACTTAACTCTAATGGGACGTGTTGTACCAAGAAGAAGCATAAGTCCTCTGATATCGTCCACAAATTTCCATACATAGTCGATTTCTCTTGCCTTAGCAAGGTCGGCTTTTTTAATCATGCCTTCTGTTGCTGCCATAATTGTTTCCTTTCCGGCTTAATGCCTATTGAAATAATTGAATGTTCTCGGCAATCGCTAACTGTCTTTCGACAGGATCCTTAATTGCCATAATTTCTTCTTTTGTTTTGGATGGATATGAACCACTGCCAACAAAGCCAGCCGGCCTGTTAACTTTCCATTCTGCTTCCTTTGCCTTAACGGCCTTTTCTGCTTCATCTGCGATAATCTTTGCAATAGCAACGTGATCGCTGTCTGCAATAGCATCTATCAACTTCTCAACAACCTTTTCTTCCGAAATGTTCTTGTAAGCTGATACTGCCTTTAAATGATTCAGTTCTTTTGCGTCTGCTTCGGCTTTTTCTTTGAGTCGCTCGAATTCTTCTGCGCGTTCCTGGGCTGCTCTTTCTTCTTCAGTAAGTTTAGCTCTCTCTGCACGCTTCTTTTCGGCTGCTTCCTTCGTTAATTTGTCAATAGACGCCTTAAATCTGTTCGCATCCGCTTCGGCTTTTGCGGCTCTCTCTTCCGCTTCTGCTAATCTCGCTTCTAAATCATTGTTGCCTTCGTTAACAGTTTCAACTGCCTGTGTGTTTTCGTCTGCCATATTCACTTTTCCTTTCTGTGTTTTTGGTATGCTTCTCTGCATAAATTAACGTGTTTACAGTTCTCTCTGTGTAAATAAAAAGCGCCCTATTCGGACGCCATCTATATAAAAAAGCACTCTTTCGAATGCTTAATTATCTGATAAATGTATCTTCATACTCGCATATAAACTCGAAGAATCTATGATAACCTTATCGACTGTTCTCTGTAACAATTCTGCACTCAAAGACTCCCATCCGGGCGCTTCAAATTCAATTAAAGTTACTTCTTCTGTTTTCTCAGATACTACTACTGTTTCTGTTATCTCAATATCCAACGTTCCATTATCTACTAACGTTGCTAATAAGTTGTTAAGGCTCATAATTACTCCTTTAAATAAAAAAGGAAGTCGTTTGACTTCCCTATTCTCTATTATGCGATTTTAATATCCGAAAGCACATAAACGGTTCCGATATCGTAATCATCATAAACTGTTACCCGTTCTCCCTCAATAAGATATCTCTGAATTGTAGTTCCATCAACATCAATTAAAATATTCTTTTTTTGGGCTTCTGGGTGGTTCTTTTCAAATTCTTCGCAAAACGAAACAAACCCTTCGGGGTTATTATCTTTATATAATACTTTGCGATAAGGATATTCTTTTCTCATACCCCGTATACCTCATTAACACTATCGTTAGTTTTTGACGCTGTTCGGATTATATCCCTATAAGCATCTTCTAACGACAAACCTTTATCTTCCATTTTATGACGTACCATTTCCTCAAAAGTCGGTATCGGACGTTCTTCATCGAGTTCTGCCCTTTGCTTTTGATCCACCATTTCATCACGCGCTTTTATTTTTATTCTATTTCTCTCGTTAAACCTTGCACGTGCTTGCATTTCAAGACTTTTGGTTTCATCAATCTCTGAAGATATTTTTTCAGCTTCTTCTTTATATTCGCTTCTGACAATTCTATTTTCTTCAAAATTCTCATCGTCTTTCGCTCTTGATATAATACTATCATTTTTCATATTATTATCAAGTCTGTTTTGTTTACTTTCGGCATTTTTTTCGACTTTTTTATCTTCAGGCAAATATTTAATACTGCATCTGCAGTTAATCAGTTCTTCCGGAAACGCCTCTGCAAGGTCATAATCTTTCGGGAAACGCATAAGTGCAAAGCCTACATTAAATAATTCATTGATAGGTATGGGCTTCTTTGTGACTTCCTTATGTGTTTTTCTAACTCGATTATCGGGTTCTGTTATCCACTTCTTGTGCGTCTTTCCAGAACGCAGCGCTTCAATATATTCAGTATAATTCAACACGTCATTTGCCGAATTCTCTGCGTTATATAATGCCCTATCCGAAGAAGTATACCATGCTTCGTCAATATGATTTTTAGTCGTATCTATGAAGTTATATGCAGTATCCGTCGCATAATCAATTAAATAATCGTCAGGCGTTGTAAACTCGTTTATAAGCGACAATATCCATCCTTCAAGCATATCCCTTGCATAAAGATAATCGAGTGTGCCGTTATCTCTCATTGTTAACAAGAGAATAAGAATAACGTCAAACAATTCGTTTGCTTTCTTCGTGTATTTCAGTCGCTTATCTACCTGCTCTTCGGTTAAATCCATTTCTCCGAAGTATCTTTCAGGTTCTACGGCCCTTGTTGTTAAATTATTTAATTCATCTATGTTACGTGTCATAAGTTAGGACTCTGCTGATCTGATAAATCGGGCATTGTCCTATCCGCGTTCGGTGCCGCTTCTGGATCGTTTGCCTGATTAAATATTGTTTCCTGATACTTTTTAACGCCTTCACCGCTTCGCTGAATAACCTGTGTTGCATCTGCAAATAAAGGAACCGTTGAAATACAATCTTCGAGTGTAAATCCATGACTAAGAAGCGTTGTAATTGAGTTGGTTTTCGTTGCCAGGTCCGTATTCTTCGGTCTACGAATTGCCGGCTGCACATCATTTGCAAGAAGAACAAGTAAAGGATTGTCGGGGGCAATTTGAGGGGATTCTTTAATGGCTTTCAAAACGACTCTGATTTCATCTGATTGACAACCCTTTACTATCTCTTCTCTTGAAGAAGCAATACTCTCTGCATCCGCCCATCCCGAAGCGGAATCCATAGCTACACCCGATGAACCACCGGATGTTTCTGCTCTCTGCGGTACGTGGCATTTCTGCAAAACCAATGACCTTTGTTCATAGTAGGTCTGGCTCATTTCATTTATATGATAGTCCATAACCAAAGGCTGAATTGTCGGGTTTGAACCTTCTCTCGCAGTCTTTGTATGAACCCACTCACCATTTTTAGGCTTCTTTGTGATTTCTGTTTCGTTACCCTGTTCGTCTTTGATGATTTCCTTCTCAAACTCTACGTTATTAGTCCACCATAAAGACTGAATGTTCTGCTCGAAACCGTTTGAAATATCGCTAAGCATTAAATTGATGTTATCCAATTCGTTAATCTGATTCTCGAATACACCAATTCTTTCAGGTTCCCAATACCATTCGATAATAGGGATAATTCCTAACGCATTTTTCTCTCCGAAGTGCTGCATTTCTACGAAGTTATAGTTTAATTTAAGGAAGTTATCTTCGGTTCCTACAACCTTTGCCGTTTCAGAACGTTTTGCTGCCAAAATATCGTATCTACGGTCCTTCGTATAGGCTGTAATGTAATAATCATTGTCAACTAACGTCAAGGTAACGCCTAAAACTACTCGTCTATCCGGGTATGCCGTTGAATGAACCACAAAAGCCCATCTGGGATCTATTACATCACGTGTAAAATAAGATTCGCCTTCTTCGTACTCCGTATTCATATCTACGAAAGTAAAACAATGACCGCACTTAACAATGAAGTTTGCCATTGTCTGTAAATCTCTTGCGTTTCCTGTTGCCGCATAGCAATAATTCAGTTTTGCGATACCTTCTGCCTTCTGCTCGGCGTTATCAGTATCGCCACGTAATACCAACGTGATAGGATTACCCCATCCGAAACCACGCCAAAAGTCCGATACTTCCAGCGCTACGTTGTCAACTACCCGGCAATCTATCCATTCCATGACCTTCTTTTCGGACGTTCTCTGGATAGGCTGCTCGCCTGACGCATAATTAAGCAGGAATTCGCAATCGTCCGCGTTCTCTCGATAATTAAGCATCGCATCCTTAACAACGTTTATTACATTTTCTGAGTTTATTTCTTTATAAGGTGTAAATAACACCTTTCTTCCTTTTCCTATCATCTTTCCACCACAAAAAAAGAACGGAGGGGGATCCGTCCTTTTTCCAAATATCAAAATCGGGTATATCTATTTTGGGAACCATTACAGAAAACTTTTTCCACTTACACTATAACATACTTTGTTACTATCCATTTCTATCAATTACTATCATTTACTATCTTTTACTATCCAATTTTTCATATTCATAGCTCACAACGTCAACTTTAGTCAAATATTTGTCTCCGAATTTCTCTTCAAACTCATTTAAGGCTATCTTCTGGACCTTATATACATGGTTCGGCGCTATGTTCATCTTCGAAGCGATTTCTTTATCCGTCAATTCCTGCACATAACGAAGTGTCAGTATCTTATGAGAACTCGGATTTTCGAGTGAATCTATCATCTTGATTATCTGTGTGCGCTGATTCATGGACCTTTTAACCAAAAGATTCAATTCTTCTTCGCATTTTATGATTTTTGCTACCGCTTCCGCTAATCTGTCGGGATCCGGTGACGATTTTACCCTTTCGCCTTCCGTCGATACCGTCATTCTGCACGCAAGGGTTCTTAAACGATAAATTTCATCCAATTTTGCTTCAACCATGAAACTCAATTTTCTAATCTGATTAAGATATTCCTTCGTTGTCATTTCTGCCCCCTTAAATACTTCTTATTTACAAATATTTCGCCTATATTGTTTCCGACACCACCTTCATAGCCGGGATAATTCCTTATGAGATTTCTCGCTGCCTTCGCATGGTTCTCGGTATCAAATATAAGAAGTGTTCCATGCGGATAATACGGATATAAGCCCTGGAACCCTTCGAGTTTTTCTATGTATTTAATGAATTTCTTTACATTTCTATCAGGGATCATAGGAAGATTTGCTATCGCTACGGTATAGCACACTTCTTCATCATCCTTTTTAGGTCCGAATTTCGGCGGCTGCCATTGTTCCATATTAACCTCCTAAAACAAACTTCCTGTTATTGTGGCCGTTGCTACTCCACTTCCGTTTTCGTCAAAATCTATAAGTCCTGCCAAACTATCTGCCGCGTCGTCGTGCTGCTTCTTTGTCATATTCATAGAGAAACTAAACAGATTATTCATAAACTTTCGATACTGTTCGTGTCTATGCTGAGGATCCTTGAAGTAAATATGTCTTATCTGTTCTGCACAATCCCATATACGCTGCGCTTTTCGTTTCGTAGAAGGCGCCCAATCTGTTGAGATATTTACATGCCAGGTTATGTCTCTTGCTTCCTTGACCTGTCTCTTTATATCGTCTGCGTATCCTTCGCCGCCCTGGTTCGATTCGAAATGCGTATTTTTAATATGATGCAATTTTATCTTTGAAATAATCTGCGGCTGTGTGACGTGTTTCTCCGAATTATCGAATACAACGTCCTCTAAATACCAATCGCCGTTCTCATAAACGTATATAATCGGATAAGAAGTAAAGTCGCCGCCACCTAAAGCCGTATCGCCATGCGCTATTATCTTCAAAGGCTTCTCTTCCGGGAGAACCTTATAATATCTCATGCTTTCCGGTCTGAATACTGCCCCTTTTCTGTCAATAGGGTTCTGCTGATACTGAGACCACCAACCCGCTAAATCGTCGTTTTCTTCAAACTCCGCTCTTTTCTGTCGATAGGCCTGTGTCGAATATCCAACTCCGTAATCATAATCAAAATTCGATTCATCTGTTTCGGGATCCAACGCAGGAATGATAATAGAAACCGTTTTCCTATCCTTAAATTCAGGATTTGTCTCTAACGTCTCTCGGCGCTGCATATAAATATCGTTCGTGGCCCATATTGTACCTACATTGATAATCTTGCAATTTTCCTTCGCTCTCGAAAGTACATTATTCTGATATATCGTTCTTTTTCTCTTCAATACGTCCGGTGAAAGTACGTCCTGCACACCTTCCAGAATATCGTCAAGTATCAATAATCCATAGGCGTCATATTCACCATTTAACCCCGATTCAAGCCCTTTACCCGACAATGTGGCATACTTCTTGTCTCTATCCAGGTTAATCTTATGAGACTTCGCATTCGTTGAAGCAATTTTCGTCTCAGGAAACACGTCATGGAACCGGTATGTCGGATCTGTCCATATTTCCATAACACCATCCAAAAACGCCCCGCCTAAATCTTCCTTATGCGTCACATAAAGGTTTGAATGCTCACTATCCTTCGGACAATGCCATGATACATACCCGGTTATAAGTTGCGATTTCCCGATTCTCGGCGGCGTATGCAAGAATGCTTCCTTAACATCCTTATATTCGATATCCATTAAGGCATCCGACACTCGTTTCAATTTATCTCGTCTCGGTTCGTAAAAGCGCTCTTTCCGCTTCCTGTCTCTCTCGATATACAGATAAAAACTATCAAAGTCATATACGGATGCGGCCAACAAGGTCTCATAGTGCCATTCGAGATAGTCATACCACGTCTTATTCTCCTGGGCGTAATTCTCTAACATACCAAACGTCCCATTCGTCTTTTCTCGGATGATTCTCTCGATACTCTCTATCGTATAGTCCTTGATTTTCATAGCGTACTCGAAGTCCTGTTCATTAAACGCTACCTGAGACGCCATTACCATAGCTTTTAACACATCATCCGATACTCCATGCTTCTCTATCCAATTTTCATAAGAAGTCCACGCTCGGACCAATTCTTTACTCGCCATCGTCAAATACCACTAAATCTTTTGCCGTTTCCGCCTTCTTCTTTTTCGGGGTTTCATAGAAATAGTCAGGCAATTCTCCAAACTTATCCGGCAGCAAACTCTGTCTCGCCCTTTTCCTAAATGTAGGCGCACTTAATTTGACTACCTTCGCCGCATCTTCGGGCTTGATTATATAGTCAAGTAACAACCCACGTTCCCGACACATATTCCAACTCTCTGTATCATAAGCAAATAAGTAAGGTGCCGCCGCCTTCGCACATTCTTCGAATACTTCTCGCGGAACCGGACACGATTTTTTATAGGTAACCATTTATAATGACCGTATCATGCTGTTAAGGATCCTATCTATATCCTTATCTCCGCATGCCCTTTCAAATTCTTCATATCTCGGATTTATCAATTTGCCATTCGTATAATACAAGGTCCCTTCTTCCAATGCGTCTTTCAACGCTGTCAATAATCCATCAGTAGACACCTGCATCAATCTCGCCATCTCAGCTATAGATTCATAGTCAGACTTCGGAATCTTCTTCTCTTTGGGTGTACCCGAATTTCCGTTGATAAGAAGGTGAACCGCATTATTAAATGTCGTATTTTCTTTTTTCATTATCGCTTCGATTTGCCCTAAATCAGTAGGGTTGAAGCGTATTGTCTTTGTCACTGAACCAATTGTCGGCATCCTTTTACCCTCTCATTTATCCAAAGGTGTCATTTTCCCATAGGGGAAATACAAAACCTCTTTTTTTACTGCTAAAATTCCCGAAACCCTTGCTATTAGGCACTTTTTCAGGGTACACCCGCCTTCGATTTTTCGGCGGAGAGAGGGGTTACCCCCGCCCCTTCACAATTTCGGCAAAACACCCACACCCGGAACCGCCCAAAATAAGCGCCAGGAACCCGCAAAAGTTAATAAATGTATAATTTTATTTACTTTTAAAGCCCTAAAAACCGCTATTTTATGCCGTTTTCGTCTATCTGGACAGGATCCGCACCGAAAACAGGCAAAGCGGCCCCGCTTGCGTCGGTTTTTACGTGTTCAACTGTCACTTTTTGCGCTTCTACCAGTCCATGATCCGCTTTTAATAGGAAGATCGGCCCGATCGGCGACTCTTTCGGATTAAGTACACGATGCCGCAGCCCGTCCGCCTGGATTGCGTCAAGTTTTTGTATTAAGAGAGTGCGCGCAGGGCTTACCCCATCGCCCTTTTTTTCAAAAAGCCACTCATAATATACGCCGACAAAGTGTAAAAAATCCGATTTAAGCGGCGTTTTATTGTATTTATTGCATAATTCGAGCCATACAGGAAGCGCCCCGGCTACCGCTGCCGCATCTATACCGTTGATCGCGTTAAGTTCTTTTATGCCGTTGTGTGTATTTTCATTCATAGGAACGCCCCGGAAAAACGAACGAGAACGAGCAAACCGCCCCGCAGCCATGCAGCAAGCGCCCCACTGCAGCGGCGTTATTTTCTCAGCGTCCCAATTATTCGAAATAATATAATTGTTTACGATATCAACCAAAGCATTATATAAGAGATCCGGATCCGCTGCCGGCGTCAGTTCGTCAACGCTTCCAGGCGTTAACACTTGCACAGCATCCGCGGCGGCTTTTATATTATCATCTAAGAAGTTCAATACTTCACTATCGGACATTGATCCGACACGTTGTATAATATCATCATTCATTTTTTCGAGGCCCTCACGCGCTGCCAGGATCCGCGCCGCTTCTTTTCGTTCTTTTAAAGTGCAATATTTTTTCATATTAAAACCCCTTGAAAATAAAAAAGCCCGACCGGATCCCACAAGGGAACCCGCGCCGGGAATATATCACCAACTAAGCGCCGTTTTACTGCTTCACATGCTGCAGCAATTTCTTTTTATTTCTGGACCGGATACCCGGCCGCAGTTTGTTCTTTTATTTCAATATATTTCTTTCGTTTCTTTATCCTGAAAAACAATATCACAGCCCAAAGCATCCGCGATCTTTTCAACGTCGTTATATTTCATAGTGTCCCGATAAAGTTTTGTATAAAATACCTGAGGATCCACGCCCAAAGCATCCGCAACGGCGCCGGGCTTTATATTCTTTTTTGTCATTACTATTTTTAATTGCTTGCTTGCGCTCATTCTTTTTAACTTCCTTTTACAAAATAATACAAAATATATAAAAACTTGTCAATATTGAATATTTTATACAATAAAATGATATTATTTTTGTGAATATTTTATATTCAAAATTGACTATTTTT